CAGAAATTTAAATAAAACTAGAAAAACCACTTCTGATTCGATGAAAGTATTATTATCTGATTTATTGAAAGTAAAGAACGAAAAAGGGGTTTCCAATCTTGATATTATTTGGGGGACTTATGACAAAGAGGAACAAGTCAAATACAAAAGCGATTATGATTCCGGTACATTGCCTTATGTAAAGCAAGGGACAACTTTGTTCTGCCCAAAAGATGATACGCCATTGTCCCTTACAAAAGCTGCAAAAGAAGGACAATTTGTATCACAAGGAAGTTTCAAGGCTTATTGGGGAGAAAACTATGAAAGCCTGATAAGTGATGAAGAATATTTGCCCGATACAAGTGTAACTTCCTCACTCAAAGGGACAGGAATAAATGCTAAGATAATCTCTATGAATGTAAGGGTATGGGTATATATTAAGGCTTTGGATAAGGTTATGGACTTATCCCCTTACGTTTTACAGGTAGTAACGACAAAATCAAAACAGACGGGAGAATTTACCATTCTCCTATCACCTTTTTATGCCAATGAAAGTTCTTTTGCTTTTGGAGAATCTATCGTGGAACAGTTTAATCTTGTTTCTAATAGCGGAGCACAGGTCAAGTCTTTTCAAGAAAAGTTTATTCAAAACAATGATATAGTCTTTATCCGGTTTGAACGTTTAAAAAAGGAAAAATCAACGGGAGATTTAGATTTAGGAAAGCAGGTTAACTTGGAGATTCCTGTTTCTAAAATAGCCAAAAATAATATTTGGGATATGATAGGATTTGTAGATACCTGTATATCTTCTTTCGAAGCACAAGGAAACATAAAATCCATCACAATAGAAGGAAGGGATATAAGCAAACTCTTTATGGAGGACGGGTGCTATTTCATTCCTTTATTGAACGCTACTGATACGTTTTCCCATTGGTATGAGATGAGCGAGGATAGTATTTGGTTTAAAAGGAATGTTCTTACAGGAGCTTTTTCAAATCTTTTGTGGTCATACGCAGAAAAGCCTATACGGGAGTGTCTATGGTTTATTGTAAACGTCATGTCAACAATAGGAATAGCCAAAAATAGTGTATTTGATTCCTGGCAAGACAAAAGAACAGAAGGGTATGATATTGGAGCAAAGGAAAAACGTCCTGTTAATGGCGTTTGGCAGATAGTGAAAGTATTTGTGGAGGATATTCTTGAAAAAAGAGTTCTTATCGATTCTTCTATTGCCAATCCGAACGGCACGTTATTGGAGTATATGACAAGGGTATGTCAGTTTCCTTTGGTGGAATTTTACTTTGACACCTATATTAATACGATAGATATAGTTGTAAGACAGCCTCCATTCAATAAGGATGCTATTTTGGGAGCTTATAAGAACGGGCAGTATGTGACGATTACTTCTGGCAATTTACAAGGATATGATTTGTCTTATGATACAAGAAGTTATTCTTGGTATCAGTTAAGAGTGATGGATAATCATGCTGGACAAAGGAACACAACAAGTCTTGCTTTTGTTCCTATTGTGTATTTGGATGATTATGCCGAAGTGTTTGGCAATAAGAAAATGTCTTTTACAGATCAATATTTGAACTACAAGGAAACGGACGGAGTAAACAAGACGCAGACATTATCCAATTTTCAAGAAGCAGCATTGAATGATCTCGTATATATTCTGGAATCAACAGCTTACCTTCCTTTCACAAGAACAGGCACGATTACAATAAATGGTGACAGACGGATAAAGGTTGGCACTTTCGTTTATTTTGAGCCAACAAATGAATTTTTTTATGTATCCTCTGTTGCCAATAATGTTTCTTTTTTGGACGGAAATTTACAAAGACAGACCATTATACAAGTAGAAAGGGGTATGTACGTGCCAATTCTTTCCAATTCTTTCTCTTCTGTAAAGGATAGACAGGATAATGCAGGGAAAGAAAGTAAAGATGTGAAACCGGATTATTTCAAATTGGTTGATTTGACTGAAATGAAAAATGCAGTCAAAGTAGCTCAAAAAGATCAGATCGCTACACTTGTTTCTCCAAAAGTGGATAGAGATCAGTTTGAATATTTTCTTAATCGTAAGATGTTCAGTTAGTTATGGCAGGTGGAAAAGTAAGAAAATTGAATGCGTCCCCCGAAGCAATTTCATTCGGGTTCATTGTTGTTCCCAATGGAGTGGACAGGGATTTGTATGTGGAAACTTGTTTAAGGAGAGGTCGTGTTTCTGTCATGGGAAATGGGGGAGCTTTCTTTCGGGATATTTATATAACAAATGAAGTTTTGGCTAATATCGAGTTCCCGGAGAAAGAAAATGAACAAGGGTCGGCTGTAGTGATAGCGAGCAACCCGTATGACGGTGTTCCTATTGTGATAGGGAGCTACCCGAGAAATGATCAGTCTCCTATGTGGAAAGAGAATACATTCCAGTTCAGAAAGACAGTAGGGAATGTGACTGCATCCTTATCGCTTGATCCGGCTAATAATGCAGTAATTGTTTCTATCAATTCTCCTAAAAAAGCATCCGTAAAGGTTCTTGCTACAGGATCAGAAGAATCGGAGGTAATTGTTGAATCCACTGGAAGCGTGAATGTGACCGGAGGAACAAATGTTTCCGTAAAGGGATACACACAGATAGAGGCAAAGGTTGTGAATCCAGAAAAACCGGAAGAAGAGGAAAGAAAAGTCTCTATGGATTTGGAAAAGGTTTATTTTCATTGGAAAACGGAGGAAATGGAACAATCTTTGCAAGTGGATAACACAGGTGTTGCTGTGAAGATTGGGGAAGATGTACAAAGCACGATAACGAAAGAACAGTTAGATTTGAAAACGGGAGCATCTACTTTGAAAATGAATAATGATATTATTGAGTTCAATGGCGGAGGGTTGAAAGGTTTGGTTGAATTGGATAATCTTACAAGTAAATTAAATGGTTTTGTAAATACATTCAGTTCCCATACCCACAATGTTCCGGCAGGTTCATTTCTTGTTGGAGCAACGGCTGGCGTGCCAAGTCCCGCTCCTGTTCCTGTTACATCTCCTATGCAGACGGCACAAAATTTCGTTGCTTCTGATTATGAGAACGAAAAGATAACACAGGGTTAGGATATTGAAAAGAAATTCGTACTTTTGAACAAGTTAAAATTATAAAGCCGTGGCAGTTTTGGATTCAGTAGTAAAAACAGCAAAATCGACACTTAAAAATTTGGGTCGCTCCATGATGGCAGCACAGTTCCCGAATGATTTTGAAGTGTATATGTGTTCTTTGGAGTTGGCAGATTCCAAAGGAAACACAATTGATGTCTTTACTTTCCCTATCAGCCCGGAGAGTATAGATAAGAGTGAACCGAAAAGAACGACAGTAGTCAACACGGCAGGAGGTGTAACCGTTCTCACTTCTCCTGTTTTCATGCCGCAGACGATCACGATAAAGGGGAATTTTGGAAGGACATTCAAGATTCTTTTAAGCGGTTCTGATAGCGTTTCGTTGACAGGTGCAGCTTTTAGTATCTCGGCAGGAAAGCGTTATCTCTATCAATTACAGGGAAAATCCACAAGTTCTCTCACTATGCCTTCCTTTGATGCCGGCATCAAAACGGGATATGGTTGTATCAAGATATTACAATCTATCATAGATAAAAGCAACGGAGTGGATGAGAACGGGTTTCCCATGAAACTTTTCTTCTATAACATGGCACTTGGAGAAAGCTATCTTGTTACGATTCCACCGCGTGGCGTTAATTTCAGTCAGAGTATATCAAAGAATATGATATGGGAATACAATCTTGAAATGACTGTTATAGCTCCTTTAGAAGCGGTTTCGGGAACAAGTGGTAGTAAAGGTTCGCTTTTGGAAATGTGCGCCTCTAATGTGATACAAAAGGGCATAAATGAATTTGCAAGTTCAATCTCTAAAGGTTTGTTGGGCAATGGATGATGCTTTCGAAAAATTTTACAACGTAACGGGATATGATATAAAGTCATATTTCCAGAAGTTTGTTGATTTCTGTACCAACGATTATCCTCTTATTGTGGACTATTATAGTAATGGTGGGGAGATGGACAAGGATTCTTTCTTGCGCCTTGTTGAACTTGTGAGAGAATCGGAAACGATTGAACCTTTGTTCATCCTACATGAAAATACTCTGGACGATATTTCCATGTGGGATATTCTGGACAATTTTACGGAAACGCAGACAAAACTTTCCACTATTAAAAGTTCTGCAAGGTGGCTTAGAAGTTCTTCTTTAGACAGGAACAATACTTTGCAGATGGAAAAGACACTTCGGACAGGTGAGCGTTTTGAAGATGTGGCACGTCAGCTTAACAGTTCCAACCCAGAAGATGATTGGATGAACATTACAATACCGCAGTATATAGAAGAAACTGATTATTCGTTCTCCGATGGAGGGAACAAGTTCTATATCAATTTAAAGAACGCTGGGAATAATTATCTTGATACTGTTGTGGACGTACTTGTGGGAGATAATATCTTGGGACGTGACATAGATGTGAATTTTGTCTTTGAGAATGACGATTTAAAGATAGTGATAGGCGATGATGCGATCCGACAGGCTTTGGATACTATTCTTTCCTCTCAAAAAGGTGCTATACCGGAGTTTAAGGATTACGGAATAGCCAATGAGTTTATTGGAACAACGGTGAACGCAATTCAATACCCTTCTATTTTTAAGGATGTAATGAACATGTTCCAAAGGGATTCAAGATGGGATTCTGTGGAATTGATAGATGTAAAAAGAGAGGAAGATGCCGTATTCCTTTCTTTGCAATGTAAAACGGTAACAAAGAAAGATTATTTAGTAAATGTTCCTATATAATTGATATTCAGATGATTACAAAAACAAGTGCAACAATAACCAATCTAAAGAATCTTTTTATAGAGATGTTTTTGGATAAGACAGCCAAAGTAAGTAATGTGGCTGACGGTTCGGTTGTGAACGCTACAGCATTTGGAGTGGCAAAGGTGGCACAGAAAGCCATGAAGGATATTGCCATAAAGGAAGCGCAGATATTTCCAGATACAGCTACAGGCGTTTATTTGGATAAGGCTGCTGCTTTGTATGGTGTCAGCCCGCGTAAAGGTGCTTTGGGTTCTTCGACATATATAAGGGTATCTGCTAATCCAGGTACAGTATATGATACGTCTGTTACTTTTGTAAATAAAAATGGTATTCGTTTCCAAGTTGATGAAGCATTGACTGTAGGGGAAAGTGGTTATGGATATGTAAAGGTAAGAAGTATCAACGCAGGGTATTCCACAAATGTACCGCCTAATAGCATTACTAATGTTTCTCCGCAGCCACAAGGTCATATCGAATGTACGAATGAATATTATGCTATTGGAGGACGTGATAGTGAGGATGATGAAACGTTTAGAATCCGTATTAAGAACAATCTGAATATCCTTAGCAAGAATACAATAGAATACTGGACACAGACACTTAGCAACATAGACGATCGTGTCTTAAAAGTAATGAGTGCTGGTCTGGACGAAAAGGGCATATATAATCTCTATGTTGTTTCGCAGAACGGTATTTTCTTTACCGAAGAAGAACTTGATACACTTCTTGAAAGCACACAAGGTTATTTTGGTATTTCAGAACTGAATATTGAAGGGAAAGTAGTTGGTATTGGTATCAAGAATATTGATTGGTTCTATGTGGGTTCAGAAAGGGGGTTGGATTTCCGTGTTCAGCTTCAACCGGATTACGATGTGTCTACTGTGCGTCAGAGCATACAAGTGAACCTTACTAAATATCTTGATTTTCGTTTTTGGACACCTGGAAAAATCGTAGAATGGGACGATTTGCTGGATATTGTAAAAAAGACCGATGGCGTAAAATATGTGCCGGACGAGTATTTCTTTCCGTATTACGATCAGCAAGTCCCGGCAAATCAGCTTCCGCGTATAAGGGGGTTTGTGATGCGCGACCAGGACGGAAATATTTTGTACGATTCTGATAGCAACCTCTCTCCGTTGTTTTACCCGTCTGAACCGGAGGATTTGTTTGTAGGCATCAACGACAGCTCACTCAACCTTTATCAAGAGGTTTATTTCAATGTGACAGATTCGGAAGGTGGCACTGTGGAAGGTGCAAATATTTCTATAGGGAACAATGCTGTTATAACAAATGACAATGGGCAAGCTATTATCCAACTTGCAAACGGACAGTATGAATATATTGTTTCCGCTTCGGGATATATCCCCGTAGAAGGAATGTTTGTAGTGTTGAACGGTAGTGTTTCCATTGATGTACAAATGGTTTTAGCTCCTTATACGGTCACTTTCCATGTGACGGACGAAAAGGGAGGGGTTGTTCCTTATGCAAATGTAATGATGGATAACAGAACAACCACTACCAATTTGCAAGGTGTGGCTTCTTTGTCCGCAAGGAACGGGAACTATCCCTACACTATTGAAAAGTTGGGATATGATGAGTATTCCGGCAGTGTAGTTGTGGATGGTAGAGATAAAGAAGTATATCCTGAATTGGAATTTAAGGTATGGACGATTACTGTCATTGTAAAGGATAAGGAAAATCAGCTTATACCGAATGTCATTGTAAAGGTGAACAATGGAGAATATCTTACGAACCAGCATGGAGAGGCGGAAATACCACTTGTAAATGGTGAATATCCTGTAACAATCGAAAAGACAGGGTATGATACTTTACAGGGGGAAATTAAGGTCAACAACCAGAATGCGGACGTTACCTTTGAGATGGATTTCTTTTTATACAATGTGGAATTTAATATTTCGCAGGTAAATCAGGGGAATCCGGCAGAAGGAGCTACAATCAAAATAGAAGGACAGCCGGGAGTATTGAATGTAAACGGTTCTGGACAAGCTACTATAAAATTAAAGAGTGGAAATTACAGCTACACCGTGCAGAAAAAGGGATATGATGATTTGACCGGATCGTTCAACGTAGAAGGACAGGATACATTTATTCAAAGAACCCTTGTATTGAAACATTATAATGTGGTTATCACTGTTCTTGACAGTGATAACAGTAGTCCGGTACAAGGAGCAGCAGTAAATATCAATGGTTCTTCTTATCCTACAAATGAAAGAGGGCAAGCTGTTGTAAGCCTTCAAAACGGGACATATCCTTATACCGTAACAAAGTCGGGATATTATGACGGCAGTTCTTCGGTTACTGTTCTTGACAGTGATAACAGTAGTGTAATAAGTTTAAAGGCAAGACTTTACAATGTCATAATGACGGTAAAAAATCCATTGAAAGAACCTATTAAGGGGGCTACAGTGGAGATAAATGCAACGTCTTATCAGACACAGGATAATGGTGAGGTGTCCTTGCAGTTAAAAAATGGTACATATCCGTTTACGGTGGTTGCCAATGGTATGGACGATTATTTAGGCGAGCTGGAAGTTGTAAGTGCAGATATTCCGTCTTTTCCTGTAAATATGGAGTACAAGAAATACGATATTGTATTTACTGTACAGACAGATGAAGGTGTTGCGATTGAAAACGCTAATATTCATATCAACGAAAAGGACTATCAGACTTCGCAGGGTGGTTTGGTAACGGTTCGTCTTTCTGACGGGCAGTATCCTTATACGGTAACGAAGGAAGGTTATGTTCAGACACAAGGTAATGTGGAAGTTTCCGGTAGCAACAAGAACGTATTGGCTCAACTTACCCTTATATCATATAATATTACGTTTGTAGTAAAAGATAACATGGCTTCGCCCAATCTTTTGCAAGGAGTGTCTATTGATATAGAAAATGAGGACAAGACAGTTACCACAAATGCGTCAGGAGAAGCGATAATCAGTCTAAAAGCTGGTAAATATACCGCTTCATTCATGAAGAACAGCTATAAGACTGAAACTCTTTCATTTGAAGTAACTGGAGAGGCTACGTTTACGCAGATATTGAAGAAGATATGGAATCTTACCTTTAAAGTGACCGCCGCAGGAAAATCAGGCTTAAAAGATGTGACTGTCAGTGTAAGTGGACCGGCCATATTAAGTGGAAATACTGTAAGTCTTAAAACAAAAGATGATGGAACAACTGATCCTGTGCAGGTAATAAACGGTGCTTATGATTGGAATGCGTCACTCACAGGATATTCGCCGGAAGAAGGAGTGGGAAGTGTTCAGGATGCCGATCAGGAGAAAGTGATAGAATTGACTTATGGATTTGAAACTACATTTACAACTTCACCAGCCACACAAGGCGTTGAAATTACTATTGATGGTAATGATACAATCACAACGGGGCAAGACGGTATAGCAACAATAAATCTTTCCACAGGAACGCATACTTACGCTTATTCAAAAACAGGCTTTTTAAACGGGACAGGAAATGTGCGAATCGAAGAAGCTGAAAAAAGTGTACAGATAACACTTGTTCCCGGAGCGACAGTTACATTCCATACAAAGGTAGGAAATTCTGCTTTGGCGGATGTAAAGATAATTGTAGGACAAAGCAGTGCAAGGGCACTTCCTGAAACCATTGTAACAAACAGTCAGGGTATCGCGGCAATTGATCTTCCTACAGGGGATTATCAATATCAGATTCCTACTACAAGTATGGATAATCCTAATCTGGTGGAAGTGCCAAGCGGAACATTTAGTGTGGCAACCGCCGCAAGCGCCATTGAATTGGATTTGGCTGATTATGTAAAATACAATGTTACTTTCCAGACTGTTCCATCCACACAAGATGTAGCTATAAGTTTTGCCAAGGCAGAATCTCCAGACACACCTGTTGCAAGTGGAGCTACTGCTTCTAACGGCATTCTTACTTTGACTTACAAGAACGGACAGTATATCTATACAGCAAAGAAATCCAGTTATAAAGATGTAACAGGTGAATTTACAATTGCTGGTGGAGATCAGAACATAACGGTTGAGATGCTTCAAATTTCAACGGTTACATTTACTGTAAAAAGTCAAAATGATAGTTCTCCTATTGAGAATGCTGCCGTTGAAATGGTGGATCAAAGCGATTCATCTAACAAATACAAAGGAACAACTAACTCGTCTGGCGTAGCTACTATGACGTTTGATAGTAGCGGGTTTGAGTGGTCACAAGATAGTGATGCGGATTTTTCCGAGGGGTTGGATTTTTACACACCCAGTGTATATACTCTTCCAACACAAGACGTTCCATGGACTGAGGAAGAATTTAAATCCAATTTCCCTAAAGGATTTTGTGTAAATCCTATGACTGAATACAAACAGCCACCATCGGACACTGTTTCAAAATTGTTATTTTTTATTGAAGATACATTTACTAAAATAACGGGGCAATGGGATAGCAATCACAAGACATTTACTTTAAATGAAATTGTTCCCAAATCAAAGGATATTGAAGGCTATTTCTTTTGGGCGGAGGCAGGTGGCATCCTTGCTTTTGGCAGATTGTTAGATCAATCTGCTAAAATAAATTTGGGTGATATAGATATGGGGATATCTGTAGAAAACATTCCAGAAAAATTTGATATTAGTTATGAAATTTCAGACACAGGAAGTTCAGTATCAATGATTTTATTTAAGGAAGGCGTAATAGAGAGAATCCAGCTATCTAATTTTGCTTTTGACATCTCCAATGATAGGGGGCCATATTTTGATATAAGTATAAAGCCAAAAGAAGGTGTAAATATTACTTTGGAAGATTGGAAGACTGTGAATAATGTTAAAATATCTTTCTATGGCAAAAAGGTAAAAAGTTCGGATATTCCAGCAGGCAAGGTTCTTTATGGGAACTATGATTATACAGTTACCCCGCCTTCTCTTTTGGGAGTACAATCAGGCACGTTGAATGTAAATGCACCTGCCATCAACAAAGAAATTTTGATTGCAAGTAATGTAGATGTAACATTTAAGGTAACTTCAAAACAAGATTCATCACTTATTTCCCGTCCCAAAGTTGGTGATTTTGTGTATGGTGACAAAACATGGTCAACTGAATTGGATAGTGCTAAAACTTGTGTCGGTGTCATTACTGATGTAAGAAGCAAGGATTTTGATTTTATTGCTTTGCAAAATGTGGACGCGACGTTTTGGACACAGACATTAGGCATTATTTCTAATGTAGTTACCGAAACAAACGAATCTTTAGCCATGTGTGACTTCGCAGGTAAGACAAATTCTCAAAATATCATACTTACGAAACCAACGGAAAGCACGGCGGCACATCAGTGTGCAGCTTATTCTACAGAAGGATTCGGTACAAATTCTTGGTTCTTGCCTTCTTGTGGACAGTGGGGTGTAGCTCAATTAAACAGAGTTAAGATCGACACTTCAATAAGTGCGACAATCGGTTCAGATCCATTGAGTAGTGGTTCATATTGGACTTCGACACAATATAATTCAAATGATGCTTGGATTTTTGGTTGGGTTAATGGCACAAAAAGGGGAACGACCAAAAGTAATTCATATACAGTTCGTCCTTTCTGCACCTATGAATACAATCCTGTTCCAAACGGTGTATATATTTATGATAAAGATAATAATCGTTACACAAAAGAAGAATGGGTATCATCTGGTAAAGGAACATCTGATGTATGTGGTATAGGCATTTCAACCGATACCAATTCGTTCATGGTACAGATACAAATTCTTCCATGACCTCGCCAGCCATAAGTGCCCAAAGCTATCCTTTTGGTGGGCGAGACACTTTGATTCCCAATGTACCGTTGTTAAGTTCTAATATACCAATCTCAAACTTAAGTAAAGCAACGCATGGTTTTATTTACACTGATGTGATAATATCTGCTTTAGGAATTGACAACGCACTTGCGGCAAAATATGCTAAGACATATGCGTTTGGGAATGGACAAAGTGGTTATTTACCTTCATTTGGTGAGGTAAATATTTTGTATTCTTACAAAACACAAGTAGAAGAGATTTTGAGCATGTTGGGTCTTTCTTTATGGGGGAGCCAATATATTCAAACATGTACCCAGTTTGGACCTACTAATAACGCGGTTCTTTATTGGCAAGATGGAAAATCTCTTCAACCAGTTAAAAATAGCAGTTTTATAGTTTTACCTTTTACTCTTCTTCCTTTGCCTAATCCAGCAATTCCTATCGAGAACGCTCTTGTAAAAATGACATCTGCATCAAACAATTATCAGCAGAATACAAATAACAATGGAGAAGCTGTTATTTCTGCTGCATTAGGCGTTGATTATGATTATGAGGCCAGTGCTGATGGTTATGCAACGCAGAACGGGAAAGTCGGTGTATTAAATGAAGCGAAAACAATTGAGGTTACTTTGCAACCTGAAAGTGAGCTTACAGTAGTTGTCCATAGGAACACATTAGACGGGGCAACTGACATTTCCGGCGTACAGGTTGTTGTGACTGAAAATAAGGAAGGAGGGGTGCAGATGGCTTCCGGTACAACTTCACAAAACGGGACAGTCGTTTTATCTGTACCGGACGGAAGCTATAAAGTAGCTTTTTCTAAAGATGGATTTGAAAGCAAAGAGGAAACGGTTGAAGTAAGCGGGAAAACTGCGCTTAACACCTTCCTTTTGCAGATATACAATACTATTAATGTTCAGGTAAGAAGAGTTGGCTCGATAAACTTTTTACCTTCTATATTGGAATTGAGACAGTCTGATGGAACAACCGTTTTGCAAACAGCTAATATAGGTGGAAATGGTTCTGGTAACTTTACAAATCTTGTTTATGGTAAGTATGTCCTATATGTTGCAGAAAGCAACAATGCAAAAGAAATGAGGCAGGAAATAACTGTAAACAGTGAAGGAATGCAAATACAAATGAATCTTATCCCTCTTTATGATCTGGTTGTAAAGGTATTGCCTTCTGGTGGTAACGTTACTTTCACTGGTTCGGATGGTGTTCAAAAACAGGCTTCGACAAATGTTTCAAACAATGCAGCGTTTTACAAGATTCCTGCTGGAAATTATTCTATTAATGTTACAGGAGATGCCGGGTTTGAACCTATCAATACAACAGGCGTAATCGAACAAACAGCCGATCAAACTGTGAATTTGGAATACACCCTAACCAACCTGGACAAGTTGGTGCAGATAACAAGTGACCAATCCAATTACCAATTAGATACTTCTTACAAATACGTTTCCCTTCTGATAGTAGGGAGAGGGGGAGAAAATTTTGAGTATTGGGAAGCTTGGGATAGTTTTGTATTGCTGGGTGGAACAACCGGACAAATTGTATATATTCCTAATATATTGATATCGGATATTTCAGATGGTCGAATAGCTAAAATTACATTTAGCAATGTTCCAAATGCGGGTAGCTGGACATACGGCACAAAATATTCCATAAAATTAGGAATAACAACTTATGAATATACAGCTTACAATGGGGTAAGCGAGGCTCGTAATGATGCTGATTATCCTATGCCACAAGGAAGTAGATTGGGCAATTATTCTGTATATAACGCAAAAAGTTCCGGTGCTATAGCTGCTCACATGATAGGTAGATTTTATTGTAGTGGAAGTTTCGGAAGCCAAAACGCAAAAGAAGAAACTTATTCTTCTACAGGCCCAAGAATGCAACCAGATGGTGCGCCAGGTGGAGACGGTAGATATGGATTTAAAAGCACTTACGAAAGTCCTGTTTTGGGAAACGTAACCAAGCCTGTTCAATCCTCAGTTGTTATCCCTGTCCAGTCTATTTTTGGAGGTACAAGTAAAGGTGAAGCAGGATATTTAAACACTAAAAGTGGGAGAAGAACCGGTGCATCTGCATGGGGAGGTGCAGGGTATGGAGGTTCTAATTACACTTCTCCGGACGGAGGTAAAACAAGAATTGCTGGGTATGGCTCTGGACAACAATGTTCTCCGGCAGATGATGATGCGGGAAATATTACGAAACCAGGAGAAGGTATATTTTGTATATACTACCACAACGAACCTATTTAATAAACTAAAAGGAGAGTTTTAATTGCTCTCCTTTTTTTGCTTTGATTATAAAAGAAGCATAAGTTTATCATGTTTGTTCGGGAAAGACTATCTTTGTGATGAGTATATACTTTGTTTTTAAACGTTTAAAAATCATTGCAATGGAAATTATAAAGAGAACAGTAACAGCTAATTCCAATAAGCTGATAACTACTAATGGTGAAGCTGCATCTTCTTTAATCAGCAGTGCATGGAACTTTGCTACAATTGATAAAGATATTGTGCTGATTGACCAAAACGGACAAGAAGTTCCGTTTGTAATCATTCCTCTTTCAGAAGGGGCAATTAAGGTAATCCTTTCAGGTGGAATGGAATATACCATTTCGGAAGCGGAAGTGAGTGCAAATATAGGAATGCCACTCATGTACATGGTTCAGAAGATTTTGAAAGAAGGGACAACGGCAACCAATCTTAGTATAGGTTTTTAAGGAAAGGAATTGGCAATGAATTTAATAGGAAATATTAATGCAATTCCTTTTAGGAGATTTAGGGGAGGGGGTGGAGTAGCTCCTTTTCCATCTATTCCTGGTATGATTGCAAGGTATTCAGCATTAGGTCTTACTAATGAACAGATGGCTGTCAATCCTGTATGGGTTGATAAGACAGGTAATGGGCATGATTTACAAATGAAGAATTTCGCTTGGAAGGAGGGTTCAGGTATTAGTGATGTTTATCTCGGTGCACTAGTCTTTGACGGAGTAGACGATTACGGTACCTGTAATAACTTCCCTATTTTGACTAAGGAAAAGGGATATACGGTTGTAGCTTTGAGACAGTGGTTGTCACCAGAAACTAAAACTATTAATGAGGTTCTGTTAGGAAATTTCAGGAATAATGCGGTGTGGGCAGGTGTTAATTTGGGTGCTTTCCAATTTGAGGTTAGGTATAATACTTCAAAAACAGTTCAAGTAGATAGTTTTGGTATTGGAAATCATGTTACATTAAACAACAACTATCTCTTATCATATCAAATTTCCAATTCTTATAACGGTTCTGTTTTAAAGGTTGGTGGTAATGTCGGAGGTAACTTTTTTACTGTAGGTTGTGGTGGAGATCAATTCTATTCCAATGTCGCTATCTGGGAACTTGTATTTCTCGACCACGATGCCACCGAAGAAGAACTGACCAAGATCAAAGACTACTTCGTTAAAACCTATCCCTGGCTCTTTCCCGACCAGGCATGGACAGTGGTAGGCAAAACCAACGAGGACGAAGATCGTGCTACTATTGCCAACATTACGGGCAATGGTAATGATCTTGTGCTGTCTAATTTTGGGTTTGCAGAAGGGAGTGGGTATGGATTGTATGCTGAGAATTATGCTGGTGGTAGATGGGTTAAATCTACTAATAGAGCGGATTTAACTTGGACGAGTTATTCTGTAAATATAACTTCAGTTAAAGTTGCGTCTACACAGTTATATTATCAATCCTATTCTGGACAACCTTCTTTTACAGTTCCTTCTTATAAGATAAAAGTTTATGGACTGAAAGATGGTCAAACTCTATCCTATAAACAAGTAACTTCTGAAGGACAACAGATATACAAAATATCAGAAGATGGAACTTATACATTACCGTCTTTTCCATTTAAAGCAAATGGAGATTGGTATGGATTTACCTTAAATAAGGTACAAGAAACCTGTGACATCACCATCGAGCAAATCCCCGAATATGAAGGATACCTGGTTACTGATGGGGTGGATGATAAAGCGGTTAGTAAACAGTTTAAATTTGGCGAAAATTTTACTGTTATATTAGATTTTAAATTCCCCGTTAAAAAGATATCTTATTGTGGTTTTGATTTATCATCAAAGGCTAGAATCCGAAATCTTCAAGGTAGTGGTGTGTATGTCGTATTAAAGGGAAATAAAACCTTGATACCATCAAATGTAGTGAGAGCCGTAACTTCAGAGGGTAAAGTATATGATGAAAATTGGAATGAATACAATATTGTGCCTGGCAATATATCATCAAATTATACAATGGTAAATTTAGGCTTTGATGGAAGTAATCAATTTGCTGAGTCGGCAACTAAATTAGCTGGAATTTATAGTAGTGCTTTATCCAAAGACGACTGTATCAAAGCCTACAACTACCTCCAAACCCTAAAAGCAAAGTAAGATGAAATTGGTTGAAAAGCATATTGTTAAAGATAACCGATTTGAAGATATTTGTTTCAAATCAGGTCTGTTGTATAATTATGTCTTATATAATGTACGTCAAGGAATTTTCAACGAAGAGTATCTGAAAGAATATGAATTTTCAACCAAACTTTGCAAAGAAAACCAATTTGATTTTAGAAATCTTCCGACTGCAATTTCTCAACAAGTAGTTACACAGGTATTTTCAAATATAAAAGGATGGATAAAGGCAAAAAAGGAATTTGAAAAGAATCCATCTAAGTTTCACTCGAAACCGAAATTACCTAATTATAAGAAAGGAAAGAAACAGAATATGGTAGTTTTTACAACAAATACTTGTAGAGTTAAAGAGGGATATATTTACTTCGTTAAAAATATAATTCAACCAATCAAAACCAAAATAGGAGACGGTAAATTATGTCAAGTTAGAATTATACCACAGGCTACTTGTTATGTAGTTGAAGTGATTTACGAAAAGAAAGAACAGGATTTGAATTTAAACAAAGATAATGTTCTTTCGATTGATTTGGGATTGAATAATTTATGTTCATGTATTAACAATGTAGAAAAACAACCTTTCATTGTAAACGGACGAATTATGAAATCTTTTAATCAGTGGTACAATAAGAGAAAAGCTAAATTAATGTCTTTTGCAGGAGATAAAGGAACTTCAAAAAGACTTAGACAACTTAACAATTATAGGAATTTTTGGATAGAGGATCATATTCATAAGGTTAGTAGATTTGTTATAAACTATTGTGTTGACAATAATATCGGTAGTCTTGTAGTAGGACTGAACAAAGGATGGAAACAGGAAATTAATCTTGGAAAGAAAACAAATCAGAAGTTTGTAGAAATTCCTTTTTCAAGACTTATAGATAAAATCTCCTATAAATGTAAATTAGTTGGAATTAGTTTTTATCTTAGCGAAGAATCCTATACATCAAAAGTTGATCATTTGGCTTTTGAAGAATTAGGAAAACATGATGTTTACTTGGGTAAAAGAAAGCAACGTGGATTGTTTCAAAGTTCTGTAAATAAACTGATTAACGCAGATATAAATGGAGCTATTGGAATTGGAAGAAAAGTATTCGGTGATTCTTACGTAAGTAGGATAATCGATAGTGGATTAGCGTTTAACCCTATCAAGGTAAACATTTCATAATGTGAATTTGATAAATGAAATTTTAAATTTTAGTGACGTGAAATACGCAATTGTAGATTTATTATGGGCAAAATCACACGGTATTGAGATTTTACCGGAAATGAGGACAAGCACGGATCAGAGCAAGGTGATCCTTCATGAGGAATACCTTGCACCCTTCGATGATGAAGATTTTCCTCGCTATAGTTTTAGCGATCCGTCTTTTGTCGAACTACTGAACAGTGAAGAATGGACTTATTCAGAAGGAGAACAACCCGTAATCAATAGGCAGTTCAGCAGATTATTGGCTTTGGACGAACTGAACAAGGGGGCTACAGAAGAGATAAATACATATGACCTTTCCCCGTCGGAAGCCTTACAGGTCAAAGATCGATACCCCGAATGGGAAACCGGAATAAACGTCAAAACTGGCGAACGATACCGAGTTGAAGATGTCCTTTGGGAATGTATAAAAGAACATACTACTCAGGATAACTGGAAACCTTCTATGGCTACTGCAAGCTTGTGGAAAGTAGTAGATGAAGAACATAAAGGAACTATCGATGATCCTATTCTTTACACTCCACCTATGGAGATATTTAAGGACAAGTATTACATTCAGAATGGTATAAAATATAAATGTACAAGAAATAGTGAACAACCTCTTACACATGATTTATCAGCCCTTGTTGGATTATATGTTGAGAAAGTTTAATTATTAATAAGTTAAGGATGTCACAGGAAATCTACAATAAGACCGTGTTCAAACGGTTCTTCGAAGAAAACGATCCTGCTGTAATGGAATGGGCGGAGAATGTACTTGAAAAGGTATCTTCTCCCGGCATTCTTCCTACTTTTATAAAGAAGGACGGAGAGGATTTTAAGGCGTATTGGGAAACAGTCTGTCATATCTTTGCGCTTGTTGTTTTATATGCTAAGCAATACAATGAGATTGACACAAATAAGATTCTGTTTGAGCTTTTTATTGAAAACAGAGGACTTGTGACAGACGAAGTGAACACACTTGAACAGATGAAATATCTGTTCAATAATTATGTGAAGGAATATAGAAAAAGAGGAACACTTGATATTGTAAACAAGGAAGGCTCAATACTTGGGGAACTCCTCCGTCTTATTAGATACAAGACGGAGGATGAGTTTATATTTGCCCTTTTGATGTCTCGTGATACTGGATGGACAATGGGGCATAGCTCTCCTACATGGAACAGGACAGACACAGTTCTAAACGTTACAAAAGGGTATGAAACAACGGAAAGTGTAAAAGATTTGAATGCCTATCCACTTGTGAACCCTACAGGTGTTGTTATTGTGGATGATATAGACAACAATGGCACTCCTATACAGGCAATGACTTTCGTTGGAAATGTTTTGGTGGGTATTTCTTCTGAAATTGACAAAACGAAGCTCTTTCCTATTTCAGAAAATCTTTCTTATCAGATTTCTTTTAAGGTTAAAACATCTTCCACAAGCAACCAAAATTTGAAATTCGGTGTGGAAGTGTTTAACGAAGCTGTTCAACCTATGATATGCAAGGAATCTTACGGAAGTGTGGATAGCAATAATTTTGTTTCAGGCAGCAAAGGAATCCTGGAACTTCCTGTAGCCGAAGTGTATTATGAATGCCGGGCAATTCTATCAAGAAAGAATAGAGCATACGCGAAGCAGTTAGAGCTTAATTTCCCGAAAGGGAGAGGGCTTCAAATGAAAGACGGAATGAAATTCTTGTCATTAAGTCTTACACAAGACAGGTCAAATTCTTCCGCTCTTGTGTACATTTACGATATAAAGATAAAACCGCTTTTCCTTCCATTCTATCAAGGGAGTTTAGGAGAAAAGGATGTTATAGCTACTTATTATCTTAATAATTCCCTTACAAGCGAGGAAGGAGTAAAAGGATTTACAGAAGATTACCTTGTTACCTACAAAAACATAATGGGTAGTGAGGATATTCAGCCTTTGAAAGAGAAGAATGTTATTTTCAAAGTATTGTCGGATAGGGGAGCTTACATAGAAGGAGCTTCTATTTCCATTTTAGACAAACGCCTTGTGACGGACAGAAACGGGGAAGCATCTATTGTGCTTTATCCTGGTGATTATTCCATTGATGTGGAGAAATCTTTGTTCATGAATATAGAAGACAGATTGTTTCAGGTATTGGAAGACGATGAAGAAACACAGGTGGAATATATTCAAATGCAAGGAGATGTGTATGAAAGAAAAGTCACGTTCGTTGTAAGGGACGAAAATGAAAGACCTATACAAAATGCCCTTGTTACTTTTAATGGTGAATTTAAATATACGGATTCTTCTGGTAATGCCATATTTATGGCTTTTCCTGGCTTATACCCTTATACTGTAAGCAAGACGGATTATTATACCATAAGTAAGAACATCAATGTACAAGACGATCAATCCGAACCTGTAACGCTTATATTGATACCAAGATATACGGTTACATTTACGGTGACAAATTCATCTACTGGCGCAGTGGAAGGCGCAAATGTGACACTTACCGCAAAGGACAGACTGGCAACAGAGGATACTGTCGCTTATTCGGAAAGCAAAAGAACGGGCACGAATGGGAAAGTGACATTCACGAATATATTGGGAGGTGATTACACTTATCTTGTTGAAAAGCAAAACTGGATTCCTGTAAATGGGGATGTTGTTGTGGACGGTAATAAGGATATACAAGTGAGCTTCAATCCTATGCCTACTTTTAACATGACGTTTACTGTAAATGATTACAACACCTTTACGGGAGAGAAAAAGCCTTTAAATGGGGCTACTGTGAAATTTGCCGGTTTGACAAAACAGACTTCTGACAATGGGCAGGCTGTTTTTGAAGGAGTGTTGGGGGGGAAATATTCTTATGATGTATTTTACGACAACAATCATCAACGGGTATATGTGGAAAACTATGAGTTTTACAATAATTCGAGTCTTACGATAGACTTGAAACAGCTTACCTATAAGACTACTATCAAGGTGTATGGCGCAGGAGGAACAGTCGTTGAAGGTGCGAAAGTGAAAGTAAACGATAAGGATTTTGTGCAGGAAGATTCTTCTGGTGTTGTGTTGGAACTTCCCAATGGACAATACACTGTCATAGCATCCTATGAGGAATATGAGGACAGAGAGCAGCAATTTACTGTAAATGGAAATGATCAAGTGGTGAGCATCTATATGGATCAAACTTTATATGATCTTACATTTGTTGTAACAGAGGATAACGGTATCATTTCCAACGGTACAAGAATAACACTTAACAGGGGAGGTGCAGGAGAACAAACAGGTCTGACTAATAACGGACAGATCAAATTCTCTGTTCCGAGAATGCGTTATGATTGGGTGGCTTCGAAGCAATATTTCAGTAACCAGACAGGGGTTGTGCAACCAAATGACCTTCCAAAGACGGTGAATGTTGCAATGCCAAGAAAAGAAACGAGAGTGCAGTTCTATGTTTATAATTCCGATACAGGGCTTCCAGTTTCAGGAGCTTCTGTAAAACCAGAAGGACTTAGTACGCAAAATACAGGGTCGGACGGTACAACGACCTTTATGATGCAGATGGGGAAAACTTACAGATATGAAGTTTCCGTTTATGACTATCAGCCTACGGAAGGTTCTGTCACAGTTAATCAGGAATCAATGCCACAACAAAGGGTAGGTGTTTCTAACAAGACTTACAGTGCTCATATTACAGTGAAATCCCGAAATGGATATAACATTAATCGAGCTTACGTAACTTATGGAGGAAAGAGTGGGTACACCAATTCACAAGGACAGCTTACACTTACTGGAATACAATCAGGGTCGTATAATGCCACTTGTACGGCAGACAATTATCAATCCCAAACGAAAAACAATATTGCAATATCGGGAGCTGACACGTATATAGATTTCACTCTTGACTATGAGCTTACGACAACTTATATTTATCTTAGAAAGGAAAATGTATTGCAACCTTATGCTTCCGTGAATATAAGAACTACCGCGCCTGACGGATCGTCTTATTACAGTGGTACAGATCAGACAAATGGAAGTGGTAGGATAACGGTTTCTTCTCCTTCTGGAGGTTATGTGTATGCTTCCGCTACGGATTCGGAATGTGTAGGGACAGGGGATGAATCAACGAACGCAGGAGGGAGCAGTATTTACCTTTATCTTTGGAAAGCTCTTATCGTTTCTTATAGCGGATCGCCTCAAACGCCATCTGTATCAAATGGCGTTTATGAAATAGTGGGAAGAGAAGTAAGGGTACAAGGTGGAAGTAGAAATACAAGTAACCCTTCTACTGTGTATGCCAATTTCAGAAATCATACAAGAGCTACTGCAATCAAACAGTGGCCCGAATCATTTTCTATTCAGGGAAGCTCTGGCACTTATAATGTGGACGCTGCCAGCGGCAACCATTCTGCCTTTAGAGGATGTACAAGTCTTTCATCGATTGCAACAAACACAATTCCTTCTATTTCAGGGGGTGTTATCTGTTGGTTTAGAGATTGCACAAGTCTTAGGTCTATTCCTTCTGGTTTGTTTACCAAAATGACAGGTAATTCTTGTGCGGGTGCTTTCTGGAGCAGTGGGGTTACAAGTCTCCCGAGTGGTCAACTTGTTCCTACTTCATGTGTTTATCATTCTTCCTTGTTTAGAAGTTGTAAGAGTTTGACTTCATGCGTTGGCAATGGTACTTTTGGAAGGGGAGGTGGTACAGAAGATTTCCATGCTGTATTTTTTGAATGTACGGCTTTGAAAAATACAGGAGGTCAATCAGTTACAAGTTCTCCATTTAGCAATTCAACGAATGCACAGTATATGCAATATACATTTCAAGGCTGCACAGCCATAACCGAACTTCCAGTATTATGGTTCAGATATTGCACAAACATTGTTTCTTTTGTTGGTTGCTTTGTCGGTTGTACAAGTCTTGTTGACGGTTGGTCTACTGCTATGTTCTCTTACTCTTCGAAGGCAACAAATATGCAGTCATTGTTTGAGAATTGTACTTATTTGTCTATCCCTTATGGGCAGGGACTTCCGTCAAGTGTAACAAACGCTTCAAGAATGTTTGCGAATTGTAGGAATTTATCTGATATATCTTCTTTTGATATGAAGAATGGAAAGTTGCAGAATGCAGAAAGTATGTTTGAGAACACGGGTGTGAAACAAATTCCCGCTAAGTTCTTTAATGATCTTACGACACTTACTAATCTTAGGAGATGCTTTGCAGGATGCACGTCACTCACTTCTTTTGGAAGAACAGGGAATTATGTAGGACAACCAGGAACATCTGCACGGCCTGTGAATGTGGATATAGGAAATCAGTTTAATAATACCAATTTTGAGAATATCAGCGGTAATTTGAATTGTACTGAAATGTTTGTAAACTGTACAAATCTTTCTTTAGGAACAGAACAGACTTATGCAGTTTCTTATACATCTTTTTATGATCGTTCTGTTGCAGGGGTAGGAAAAGTTAATATGGACAGAATGTTTTATGGTTGCTCGAAACTTGGAACTGTCCCTGTTATTCAAATCCTTACAGGATCATCCAATTATGTAAAGATAACGGAGTCTGGGAACAATAACGTAACAAGTCATAGTCAGACTTTTACAGGTACGAATTGCGAGGGTGTCCCAAGTGGATGGAAATAGTAAGTCAAAAATAATTAAAATATTGAGTATGAGCAAGTTAAATGTTAGTAGAAATGTTTTTTTAGAGAAAGAAGAACTTTCAAATATGATTTCTTTCTTTGCTACAGCACCGCTTATGAAGGCGGTGCTACAGGCATCTTATTCCTTTGGGATGATTACGAATGACCCGTCTAAGATCAATCCTAATACAGTTAACAAACCAGTAGAAGATGAAAATCTTATAGAACCTTTTAAAGTGGAAACAGGAACAAACTCTGGCACTATTAAGGTACTTCCTGGGATGGCTCTTACCAGTGCCGGGAACTTTATAGATATCAATGTAGAAGACAACATCGTTGTGCCGAATGACAGCAATTTCTATTGGGTGAAGATTGCTTACAAAACAAGAAATTACGAAAAGGGGTATGTAAGCGTAAACTCACAAGGTATCGTTTCCGGTTCTGTGGATTTTACAGGTAAGGTAAGAGGTCAATCTTCATCAACCCCCGTCTCTATCCGGTTTGAAAAACAAGACGGTTCTGTTCCTTTGAATAATGGCGTTTATCAGATTGTAAACATAATTGACAGCCAAAATTTACTTCTTACATCCGCAACTACATTTGTAGCGGAATCGAATTTAAGAGCTATTGTGCTTGGGACACTTCCTTTGGGAGGTGTATTGACTTCCGAACAGCGAAACGGTTTATACACTTATGATGATTATGTCATTTCTTTAGTACCGGAAGTTAGCATAAGCACTCCGCCGGAAAAAGAACCGGACGAGTATTATATCGCTCGTGTACAAAATTCTGGCGGCACGGTATCTGTTTACAATGAAGTGAAAAGCGAATATTGGTCGCTTGGGAATATATTCATGTCAACTTCTAAAAGTTAAGGCTTATGTTACGGTTTTATTATACGGTCAGTTCAGGATATAACAGTCCGCAGTCCAAAGTTTCAGATTCGTTGGGTGGATATAAATCTTCCACTCTTGTGCCTAATGATGTATTTGGCAATTTATTTGATGAAATAAGCCTTAATTTGGCTTCAAATCCTCATAGCCAATACGTTGCTCTTGTTTTGAAAAATGAGGGCACAGAAACGCTTAAAAATGTCGAATTATGGTTTTCTTCTGTAACGGATAACCCCTACGGGACAATCACGGTAGGAGCTATAGGGATGGGAAAGGATGAAGAAGAAAATCCGGTTACTTCGCGCACATCTTCCATGAACGAAAAACCTTATTGGATTCAATTTTATGAAGCAAAAGAGGAAGAACCGGTATCGCTTGGCGATATGGAAGCAGGAAAAGAAATCTGTTTGTGGTTCTGTCGGTCGCTTGATAAGAAAATTATAAAAAATGACTATGATCTTGTGGCAGAGAGAGATATGAACACGCAGAACCGCTATAAAAAGGTGGAAAAGCAGACAGAGGAAATTTTTAGCATTAATTTGCTTTGGGAATAATTACAATAATTGTATTTTTGTCGGTGTAAGGGGAGAGAAATTTCCCCTTCTTTTAACTTCAAAAATATTAAGTTTTTGTATGCAATAATTGTAATTTCGATATGACAAGAAAAGAGGAATTTAAACTGATTTACAGCTATTTACAAGGAAAGTTATCAAGCAATCCGGCTTACGAGTTCCGTCCAAAAAGAAAGGACAGGGAGAAATTGGACGAGTTTCTGTCCAATGACAAAGTAGGGAATCTTTGGGAATACCTTACATTTCAGTTCAACCGGCAGATGTTTGTTCTTTCTTTATCTAACCTTCCGATAGTTCCTCTTATGAATGTCATAGGGAAAACAGCTATTGACAGATGGAAAAAAAGAACAAAAAGGGATATATACTTCACTTCTAAATTTGTGATGGAAAATGAACTTTTTAATCCTATAGAAAATGAAGAAGGGGGTGTTTCGGAAAGTTACCTGGACGAGCAAAGGAAACTTTATTTCGATTCTCCTGAAGGATATATCCTATGCGACAGTTTCGATGGCTATTTGCTTGATGAAGAAAAATGCAAAGGTTGCAGATATATACGGTTATGTAAGGAAAAAGAGAATGAAAAGAAAGAAAGAACTTGAAGTAAAGATTACTCCTTGCTTCTATGACACAAAAAGAGCAGAGCTTTTGGTCGTAAGGTATGGATGGTTCGGAAACCTCAAATGCCTAAAGAGTTTCGGTTTTATTTATCTTTCGGATAAGAGAAGTGAAGAAAAGATAGATTGGGTGATTGAATTAGTAGAGAGGTTTAACAAAATACAAGAAATGCGATATGAAAGAAAAAAGAACAATGTATGATGTGCGTTATGCCCTTACAAAAGGAACTATAAACAAGGTTATTGTGGAGGGGAGTGAATTTAAGGATAAGGATTTGGTAATTGTCGAAGGAGAATGCGCTTTTTCAAGAATAGGCAGCGATGTTTTCTTTACCGAAGAAGAAGCAAGGAAAGGAGTTAATGAAAAGGTTAGAAAACGGATATTGTCATTGGAAAAACAGATTGAAAAGTTGAAAACTTTAAAGTTCTGACGGTATGGCTTTGCAGAAGAAAGAAAAATATGAGTACCGTCCATGTAGAAGATGCGGGGAGAATCATTACATCTATAACAGGATGAAGTGGCTCTGCAAAGAATGCGATAGGGAAACAGGAAAAGAAAGAAGGGGCGATCTTAAAACCCTATTCATGGAAATATGGGAAGAAAGAGAACATGTATGCGCGAAATGTGGAAAGCCTTTGGGAGATGAACCGAAAGCCATTTTCTTTTCACACATACGATCACGAGGGGCAAGACCGGACTTGAAAATGGACAAAAGCAACATTGAACTTCTTTGTTCTGCTTGCCATAGACTGCACGAATTTGGAGAAAGGGAAATTTTATGAGGAAAATAATTGTCGTGTCAATATTATCTTTGTTTCCGTTACTTGTTTCTGATACTAGAGTTCCTACTATTAGTGACAAGAAAGAAGCGATGGACAGGGTGGTTTGGGAAAGATTGGTTCATGCTATTTGCATGGTTGAATCAGGTTGTGACGATAGTGCAAGAAATCCTAAAAGTTCAGCTTCCGGCAGATTTCAAATGTTGAAAATTTATGTGGATGAAGTGAACCGTATCAAAGGAAAGAGAGCTTATTCCTATAACGATAGGCTCAATCCTACTAAAGCAAGAGAGATGTTTGAAATCTATCAACAACACTACAATCCATCTAAGGATATTGATAGGGCGATTGTTCTTCATAGAGGAAAGGTTTCGAAGAAATATATCAAGAAAGTTAAAAGCGAAATGTGCAATTTATAAATTTTGATGCCATGAAAGTATATTGGACAGAAGAAGGAAACTACTTCGAAGGGGAAGTGATTGATTCCTACCCTGTGGAAGATGGAACGATGCTAGTGGTAGAAGCAGAGAACAATCACAAAAGGTTTGTTCTTAGAGAATGGAACACATTAATTGAAATAGGCGAAGATGGAAATGCGATTGAATAAAAACATGGAATTGCTTCTTGCTTCTATTTCCGAATTGCTTGGGGATATGAAAATGAACATTTTCAAAGAGAAGCTGGAAAAGGTGATTGCTCTTCCAAGTGACACAAGTGTAGCGGATTTTATAGAAGAATACACAAAATGGAGCGAAAAGAACTATTTCAAGAAAGAGAGACTGTTTGTCTTTTCAAACGGGAAACTGGCACTTACAAGGATATATATAGTCTCTGCTGAAATGAAATATACGGATGAGGGGATACCGGAAATAATCATAAATGAAATGCCGGATGCTGTCAATTTGAAGGACAACCCCTATAAAAACATCCATATACGGTATGAAAACGAGGATGATTGTTCTCGTGATTTTGATAGACTGAAATTAGTTTTAAACTGATAGAGTGTGGAAATATTAACAAAAAATTTGAATCTTACAGGAATGACAGAGTATTTCAATCAACATTTCTCGAAAAGAAATGGTAAGGAATTCACTCTGTGGGATATTAGAGCTTATAGCATGACAGGGAATGTTCCTGCTTATATAGGTGGAGGAAATCTGTATATTGACCCATGTGTCCCAGAAGGAGGAAATGTAAGACTTTGGCAGCTTGTAAGAGATACAAATAGACAAAAATTTAGAAGATGAAAACAAAAGTGTATGTTAGCTTGCCTATAACAGGGCATGGTTTGGAAGAAACAAAGAAATATGCAAATCAAGTCAAGAAATGGCTCGAAGAAAAGGGATATGAAGTGATAACACCTTTTGACGCTTGCAGTGAACCGGATAAACCCTATTCCTATTACATGGGAGAGAGCGTTAAGGCTCTTTTAGAGTGTGATGCTGTTTATTTTGTTTTTGATTGGGCAACATCAAAAGGCTGCATGGCAGAGTTTGAGATAGCAAGAGTTTACGGGAAACAAATAATGATGTAGCGTTTAACCCTATTAGGGTAAACATTTTGTAATACGAATGTGAATTTAATTAATAAAATTTAAAATTTTTAATAACGTGAAAAGTTCAAGTAAATATATAATATGCTATGACTGCGAAACTTCCGGGCTTCCTTCCGCAGAAAAACCGGCTTTTGATGTTATTGCAGTGATAGAGGTTGCTTTTGTGGTAATAGATATGGAAAAGTTGGAAGTTTGCGAAGAATTGTCTATGATATTCCCGCGTGATTACAAAGAAGGTCTTATCTATTCTTCAGAAGCAGAAGCGATACATGGGATAACGGAAACAATTCAAAAGGAAAAGGCTATTCCTTTGAAGGATATATTCAAGAAATGTCAGGCACTTTTTAAGAAGTACAAGAACCCCAGACAAATGTGTACATTATGTGGACACAATATAGTAGGGTTTGATAATGCCTTTTTGGAGAACTTCTTCAAGTTCATGGGGGATGATCTAAAGAAGTATGTAAAGTTTTCCATTGACACTATGCAAATGGCACACATGTCTTACCCGGAATTGGAAAACTATCAGCTTCATACCGTTTGCGAAAAAGAAGGTATTGATTTAGTGAACGCACACCGCGCAGGCGATGATACCTATGCCAACGCACTACTTATGATCAATTTTGTAAAAAAGTTAAGGGGAGAAGGTGTATCTGACGGTGGAACTTCATCTGCGCGAAATCCCTTTCGAGAAAAATTTGCTTTGTAGAAATGGCAGTCATATATAATTCAAAAGGAGGAATACTTACCGAGCTACAGTCAAAAAGGTTGTTTACGACAGTGGACGACATTATAGACCGACTTCCTTCCACTACTGTGCGATCCTTGTTTTCGGGCGGCAGCAGAAAGGATTTGGACAAAATGCTGGACACCATAATCAACCAGACCGAGTATGCCATGAATTTTGGACGTTCGCTTGACACGGAAAAGCTGGGGTATGTGGACAATCTGTTTGCTTCAATGGATGAAAATCTAAGGATTCTGTCTTTTAATTATTTCAAGGCGACAGTCCTTTCTAATTTCAATATGGGATGGCGAAACTTGGAATGGGGGAATCTTACACAGTTATTTCCCTGGAGCAGCTATTTATGTTCACGAAGCAGCGGAAAGTGCGAAGCTCCTGATACTTTGATAGTTATGGCGGATGGTTCGCTAAAAAAAGTCCAAGATATAAGAGTAGGTGACAAGGTGATGGGACAAGACTTGAAATGTCGCAATGTCTTGGAACTGCATCACGGAGAAACCTATATGTACGAAGTAAGACAGAAAGGTGGAGATAGCTATATAGTAAGCGAAGGACACATTCTTTGTCTTGCTGACGGCACTTATATTCCTGTTGAAATCGCCGAAATGAACCAAAGGAGGGGCGCTAAATATGAAGGTTATAGAGTTTCAAGGGATGGGAAATTCAAGAAAACGGAAATCTTTATAACCTTACTGGATGAAGGTGAGTATTACGGTTTTGCTTGTGACGGAGATCATAAGTTTTTGCTCGCTGACGGCACAGTAACGCACAATAGCTTCGAGTGGTGTTACGCATTCCCTTTATGGAGGTTATACTCCTATACACGTCCTATGTTGTACGGAGGGGATACGATAGACAACAAGAATCGGAAGGAAACCGCTATGATCACAAATACAATGACACTTGCAAAAGTGCATGTGAATAAGATCATAGAGGAAATATCCACCAACGATATATTGAAGGAAAAACTTGATCCGAACGGTAAAGCTAAACTTGGAGAGACGGCAATAGAAGGTGAAAATGGTGCGATTCTTCATGTTCGTGGTAAGGATGGGTTTATTCGTGGTTTGCATGTTGGAGCAGCAATCATAGATGATATGCCAGATGAAAGTTCTCTTTACAGTGATGAGCAAAGAGAAAAGCTAAAGGAAACATTTAGAGGGACTATTACTCCTATTGTTGAGCCTTACGGATATCTGATTGTGTCTGGTACGCCTTATTCTACTGCTCCTAACGAATTGTACAATGTCATTAAGGGAGATAAGCGTTTTTATCTGTTCGAATATCCTATCATATTCCCAGACGGACGTCCTCTTGCTCCTGACAGGTATATGTTTGAAGATATAAAAAGGAAAAGAACAGAGCTTGGTTCTATTGTGTTTGCACGAGAATACCTTGTGATTCCTATTTCGGACAACTCAACTATTTTTCCGTATGAATATCTTAGAAGGGCAACTACCGGCATGGATAAGGTTTCCTTTGCGGACAGCATAGAGTTTTATCCGTTCGAACTTAGACGGGTGATTGTGGGGTGCGACTTTGCTGTTTCCGGTAATATCGGTGCTGACTATACTGTTTATTCCGTATGGGGTGTTGATTTCTCCGGTAATTACCACCTTGTGAATTATTTCAGGGAAAAAGGTATGTCTCACAATGAGCAGGTGGACAAGATTGTTCTTTTCAATCGTTTGTTTAAGCCTGATAAGATCGTGTGCGAAGCTAACGGATTTCAAGGGATATTGTCAGCACTTGCAAGAGAAAGAGGACTTACCAATATCGAACAATTTACCACTACGGAAGGAAACAAAAAGGACTTGTACACCGGACTTCCGTCTTTGTCTGCCATGTTTGAAAGAGGACAGATCAGAACGCCTTACAAGGAAGGTGAAACAAGGGAAAAGGTGGAATTGATGTTCAGTGAGTTTTCTTCTATTACTTTTAGAAGCGATAAAGGAAAACTGGAAGCAAGTTCGGGACATGATGATTTATGCCTTTCAAGCTGGTTTGCAATAAACACCTTACGAGAAGAAGGCGAAAGTAGTGGTTTTAGTGTCAATTTGGTTTAAATTTTGGTATCGTGAATAAACTGAATCCTGGTTTTATGTCCGAAATATTTAAATTGATGTTTTCGGATGAAGTCATAATGTGTATAGCTTCGGAGCATCTGAAATATGAATTGATCCCTAAAGAATGGTCTGGATACAAATTCATACTAAGAGAAGCTGTCGAACAATATAGAGAAAAAGGGAAACTTCCCGCGCTTGGCGCTATCTGTCAAAAATTTTCTGATAATGACTTTGTGTTGGATGCTGCAAAGGAAATAAAGAAAGCCAATCTGATAGATAGGGAAATTGCAATAGACCAGCTTCAATCGTTTGTGAAAGAGACGGAGTTCGAACTTCTTTCCAAAAGGGTACATGATCTTTATGAAGAAGGAAAGAAAGAAGAGGCGATCCGTGTCAATGCAGAAGAATCACAAAGGATTGTGGAGATGTCTTTTCGTTCCAAATCAGGGGGTTTTCAGTCTGTTTTTGGGGGTTTCCAGCAGCGTATGATTGAAAGACGCATGGATGCTGCTACAATAACGGAAAAGCCAGTAAAAATTCCTTTCGGAATTGACAGGTTGGACGATGTATCTTTCGGTGGTATGGGAATAGGTGATACAACGCTTTGGATTGGAAGGTCTGGAGTTGGGAAGAGCAGTGTATTAAAATGGCACGGCTATTCTGCTGCCCTTAGAGGTGTTCCGGTTCTTCATATCCAGTTGGAAGGTGGTGCGAAAGCCTGTATGCGAATATATGATCAGCTTTGGTCAAACCAGTCCTATTCCAATATCAAATCAGGTAACATTGATCCCAACGATAAGAAAAAGATTGAAAAGGCGATTGAAGAAATTAAAGAATCTGGTTCAGATATAGAGGTGTATGGTTTCAAGAAGTTCGGGCAGGCTTCTATGAGCGATATAAGGCAGCTATGTTATGACTATTTCAATACACATGGGCGTTTTCCTGGGTTGGTAGTTTTGGATTCTTTGGACTTGATAAAGACCGGCATTTCCAAAAAAATAGATAGCGACCCGGATTACAAGAAAGAAAAGCTACAGACTTGCGCACAGCTTCTAAAGAACCTTGCCGACGAGATTGAAGCTCCTATTATCACAACAACACAAACAAGTGATGTGCCCTTTGAATTATGGAACAACCCTGATAAAGTGATAGACCGTTCTTATACGGAAGGAGATAAGACACTTGTAAAACCTTTTTCCTTTGTGTTCACGCTAAATATGACAATAGAGGAAAAGTCCAACGGCACGGCACGTATTTATGTGGACAAATTGCGTGACTACAAAGAAAGTCAAGAAGTGATAACGATTGCCACCAATTACGACAAGCGTAGGTTTTATCATAGGGGGCGGACAATGGAGATGCACAACCAAATATCTGAAAGGAAGGAAGCGAAAAAGGCGACAAGGAAGAAAAAGTCTGACGAACAAAAGATGGAAAGCATTTAAAAAGAATAACCTAAAATTTTAGTGATGTGATACGGATTGACGAAGAAGAAGTAAAGGCTGTGTTCGGACTTAGAATATTCGGTTCGCAAGGGTGGCTTTCAAATAAAGGGATGCCTTGCCCCTATTGTGGGAAGGAAAAGAAATGGGGTGTCAAGATAGATGTGCACGGGGGAGTTTTCCATTGCTGGAAATGTGGAACAAAAGCATCTTTCAAGGATTTTCTGGAAAAGGTAGGAAGAAAAGACCTTATACGGATGGAATATCAAAATTCTATAAGCACGAAACTTACTCCTTTGAAAGATGAGAAAGAGGAAAATGAGGAAGAAGAACTTCCTGTTCCGAAACTTCCTTTCCGTCTTGAAAGAATAGTATCAGACAGCTATCTTGATGGAAGGGGTTTTAAGAAATACCATTACGATCTTTTTGAGCCTTCTGAAACAAATTCCGTTCTTGAAAAGAACTTGCGAAACTATATCATTTTCAAAATGAAGATGGATGGTAAGCTGGTAGGATGGCTTGGAAGGAGTAGGTATTCTAAAGAATGGCATAAAAAGGATTTGGAAAGGGCAAAGGAAACAGGGACTAAACCTCATTTAAGATACGAAAACAGCATAGGAACGAACTTCACGAAGATACTGGGAGGCTTTGACGAGCTTTCTTCTTCGGTCAAAGATGTTATCATAGTGGAGGGGTTGTTTGACAAGGTAGGAATAGACAATCTTTTGCAGCTTTGGGATTGCAACAGTTTGAAATGTGTTTTTACGTTTGGAAATAGCATCAGCAAGGAACAAATCTCCTACTTGGAAAGAAAAGGTATCAAGAATGTGATCCTTATGTATGACGATGCAACTGTGGAAGAATCGAAAAGCGCAGGACTTATGTTGGGAAAGAAATTCAACACAAAGATAGCCTATCTTTATAAACCAGGGGTTGATCCAGGAGATATGGATATAGATTATTTGGACGATGTGCTAAGCAATCTCTATGATCCTATTAATTTTTATGTGTCTAAAATCAAGAAGTTATGGGTGTAAAAGCTAACTTTGTCAAAAATCATAACATCATCATGGAAAAAAGCAGAGAATTGTCGGTAGACGAATATTTGAAGGTACTTCAACTGGAATACCTTACAAACAAAGTAAGAAGCCTTATTTTTGATCGTCCGGAATTTGTCAAGATGGCTTCTGATATAGCAGAGTTCAAAAAGGAAAGGATAGAGCTTCTTTCCAAACGTCACTTCAAACCTTCTATTTTTATGTCAACGGAAGAGTTTTTGAACTTTTATGAGAACGAGTTCTTGAATCCTTTCGGACTTCCCAATTTCCAGTATAGTAATGATAAGAAAAAGCGTGCTTCACAGTGGTATTGGGACGTTGTTCATTTGCTTGGGAAGAATCAGGTTGTCATTTATAAAGACAATGAATATTCTGTATTGGGAAACAACATGAAGGATCAGACGGTTTGCATTCAGATAGGCAAAAAGAAGAAAAATGTAAGTTATTCAGAAATCAAGATACAGAAACTTGTAATGTGTTTTGATGGTAAATTATTATAAATCAATAAATTATTTCGAATTATGAATTTTAAAGAGTATGAAGCTCACGCAGCTTCAACAGCTTGCTATCCAAAAGAGGTAGCTATTCCGTATGTGATAATGGGTCTTACCGATGAACTGGCAGAAGTTTATGAAAAAGTAGATTGCGCAGCCGAAGCAAAGGAAATTATAAAGGAAATAGGAGATGTCCTTTGGTATGTTGCCATGATAAGACAGGAACTTGATTTGCCGGAATTGGAATTTCCCGAAATCATTTTAAAACTGAATGACGAGGATGTTTATCGTTTAAGCCCTTCTTATTTGCTACAACAAGTAGGCATTATCAGCGGACATGTAAAGAAATTCTTCCGGGATGATGATTACAAAGCTGGATTCCCAGAAAAAAGAAAAGAGGCATGTCACAAGGCTTTGGAACAAATTTTACAAGGATTACAGAACCTTGCCGTTTACATTGAAGGAGATAAAGGTGACTATTCTTTAATATCCATTGCAAAGGGAAATGTAGAAAAGCTGGCCAAAAGAAAAGCCGAGAATAAAATACATGGGGACGGTGACAACCGGTAACTATTATGGTACGTGCTGTTACTTTTTTAGGAGCTTCTTGCGTTGGAAAGACATCTGTTTTTGATCTTATCGAAAAGGACAGATCGTTTGCCAGATTCGCCAAAATAGGCAGCATATCAAGACAACTTGTAAAGGAAGGGGAAATAGACCCTTCCTTTAATTCTGTCCCCAGTCAAAGGGCGATATTTGACAAGTATCTTGAAGTGCTGCACGGTGAAAACTATATTTCCGATAGAAGCGTTATTGATGTCCATACATTTACAAAAACACTTCCCTATTCGATTTCGTTAGATAATGAATTAAGACGGCAGTCAGACTTGATAAGTCTTAATGAATACTATTTCCCCGTTATCTTTTATTTTCCTATCTATTGGAATGTTGAAAATGATGGAGAAAGATTGAGTGACGAAAACAGGAGAAGAAAATGGGACAGTGAGATAAGGAGATTTTTAATAGACAAAAGATTACCCTATGAAGTAATACCAAACGACACTCCTTTTAATAGGGTAAGGTTCATAAAGGGTGTACTTTCTACAAGAATGAATTTACGTTAAATTCATTGTTAAAATCGGCAAAACTTCAATTATTGTATACAATAGTTGTATATTTGCCGATAGAAAAACGAAAAGAAGATAACATGGAGACTTTATTTAATGAGTTGGAAGAATATCTTTATTCCAATACAATACAATACACTTCTGACAGGAAAAACTATACTGTGTCATTTGATGGGAAGACATACGAGCTTTTTTCTCCAAATGATGATGGATATTTCTTTGATGAAGATTTTCGGTGGGACAATGAAGCTACCGAATACGATGGATATGTCTTTCGTTTTGGTGGCGTATGGTACACTATAGAGAAAGGACAAGAACGTGACCCTAAGCTGAATCGTGTAAAATGGAGAGGTCAAAGCGAAGTGGCAGGGCTTTCTTCCAATTTTTTGGGTGTACATGGTTCATTTGAACTTCTGAACGGAACAAGTCTATACTCCGATTGGGTAAAGAAAGCCAAATTCTTAGGGATTGAACGTCTTGGGATAGTGGAAAAAGGAACGCTTGCAGGAGCTTTAAAGTTTCAGAACGCTTGCAAATCTGTAGGGATCATTCCTGTGTTCGGAATGGAAGTTCCTGTAAAAGATGAGAAAAAGGACGTTTCATTTACCTACAAAATCTATGCTCAAAATGAAAAGGGGTGGCAGCATCTTCTTGCATTGAACAAAGTTATCAATTGCGATTCTTCCGGGAAATTCATAACTCCTAAAGACATATCGGAACATACGGAGGATGTGTTTATTGTTTTTGATCCAAAAACAATTGATTATACTGATGTTCCTATTCTTTTAAGAAACAAGCATAACGTATTTTGGCAAGCCGATACAGTGGAATATGCAAAGTTCAACAGAGATACAGAATATCTTACAAACTTTGAAGCCTTTTACAAGTCGAAAATGAAACCTGTAGCACTTTGCGATGCCTTCTATATCGAACCGGAATATTACATTTTAAGGGAAACTGTAAATAAGATAGGAAAGAAGGTCAATCATAAATCCTACAACCAGTATTTTAAGGATGAAGTGACTTACATGGAAGAACTTCTTTCTCTTTTTGGGGATCAGTCTGTAGGGGAAGCCTTTTATTTAAAGGCACGAAAAAACATGGATATGATTGCGGAAAGTTGCAATTTTGAAATTCCTACTGATAGTAGACATCTTCCTCGTTACGAAATGACAAAAGAGGAAAAAGAAAAGTATGAATCCAACGAAGATATGTTTGATTTCCTTATCTACGAAGGCATAGAGAATAAACCGGAACTTTTAGAAGACTATTCGGAAGATGTATTGGTAGAAAGGATTGAAAGGGAATCATCCATTATTAAATTTGGTGGTGTTATTGATTATTTTTTGGTTCTAAGAGATATTGTAAATTGGTGTAAGGAAAACAACATTTTGTTAGGTGCTGGTCGTGGAAGTGCATCAGGTTCACTAATTTCTTATCTTTTTGGTATCATAAATACGCATCCTTTGAAGTTTAACTTACTTTTTGAAAGATTTTTGACAAAAGGACGTTTAGGTCATTTTGAAAAACAGGAAGTTTATGAAGTAACATTGGAAGATGGGTCTAAAAAGATTCTTCCTATCAATATTACTACCAAAAATTTAAAAGTAGGTGACGATATATTGGTTTAATAGATAGAACAGAAAATATGAAAATTAAAGAGCTTAAAAAAATAACAGTGGAGCGATTTGTGTCTGGATCGCTCCCTGATTAATTGCCCCTTGTTTTCGGACAAGGGGGAGAGTTAGACATTGATACAGATGTGCCGGGAGAGTATCGTCCGGCAGTTAAAAAATACATGGAAGAACGTTTTGGAGAAACACAGGTTTGTTCTGTAGGTACATACACTACCTTGCAGATAAAACAAGCTATAAATGACGTAGGAAAGATTTATGGAGCTTCCATTCCTACGCTTAGAAGAATTTCCAAAATGATAGAAGATGTGAAGACGGAGGAAGATTTTCTAAGACTTGCCTGTAGAAAGGAAGAAATAGCACAATTCGTGAACAAATATCCCGAAATGATGAATGTCATTTTCCTTCTTCTTGGGCAACAAAAGGCAGCTTCCATTCATGCTTGTGCCATGATGATTTTCCCAAAGGAAAAGACAATGTATGAGTGGTGTCCTGTAAGAAAAGTGGACGACCTTGTCATTAGCGAATGGGAAGGCGGAGAAATGGATGAGGCAGGGTTTCTGAAAGAAGATATTTTAGGGATCGAACAGCTTGACAAGTTCAATGACATTTTGAATTTGATAGAAAAGAATACTGGAAAGAGAATCAATCTCTATACAGATATAGAATATAATGATCCAGAAGTGTACCGCTATTTTGCAAACGGTTGGCTTAGCGACATATTCCAATTCTCTGCAAAGGGACTTTCTTCTTACACGCAGAAAATGAAGCCTAAAAATATGGATGATGTAATTGCTGCACTCTCCTTGTTTCGTCCCGGTCCAATGGAAAACGGCTTTCACATGGATTATATTGCATTGAAAAATGGCGAGAAAGAGTCTGAATATCCTATTGGCACAGAAGAAATATTGAAAGATACTTATTCTGTCTGGATATACCAGGAACAGATCATCAAAGCAGTCCAAACCCTTGCTGGATTTACGGAAGAAGAAGCAGACATTGCACGTGCTGCAATTGGTAAGAAAAAAATGGACAAAATTAAGAAATTGCGTCCTAAATTTGTAGATGGATATGTAAAGAGATTTGGTGAAAAAGGGGTAACAAAAGAGAGTGCGGAAGCTCTTTGGGAGCAGATGGAAAAGTTTGGAGCTTATTCTTTTAACCGCTCACATTCAGCAAGTTACGCTATTAACGCTTACAATTCTTTGTGGCTGAAAGTACATTATCCGTTGGAGTTTTGGTCGGTTGCCTTGTCTCGTGCAAGTAAAGATGATTTTCCCCGTTATATTAATGAGATGAATCAAACGGAAGGGATCGAAATCAAGCCCGTTAATATCAACAAATCTGATGTTGGTATTGCAGGCGACAAAAAGAGCAATAGTGTTTACTGGGCACTTAATGCCACTCAACAAGTAGGAGAAAGGGCACAGGAACAGATCATCAAAGAGAGAAATGCAAATGGAGAATATTTTTCTTTGGAAGAATTTGTAGACCGTCATTCCTTTAAAGGTTCTTCTGTTAATAAGTCCACTGTTGAAAATCTTATTTATTCAGGTGCTTTTGACGAGATGGACGAAACAAGAGAGTTTTCCAATATCTTCTCTGCAAGGGAATATATGCTTGGGAAATATCGAGAAAAGAACCGTATCAAGATAGATAGGGAAAAGGACGAATACAGTGTTGCTTTCAACAAAAACAAGATAGGTAAGGATTGGTGGTGGCTTTTGCAACAGAAAAACAAGTCCGGTTTCGCTTTCTTTGATTACAAGAAATTGGTAGAGGAATACCTTCGTCCGAAAGCAAAGACTGCGGAATATTACGATGTGGACGATTTGCAGAACTATGACGGTTCTACTTATAAAATGGCAATGGTGGGAGGATATGTGTTGGAAGTGGAAGAAAAGGAGTCAAAAACAGGGGCATTTGCCAGCCTTCTACTTGAAAACAACTACAAATTCCTTCGTGTGGTGATATTCCCTGCTGACTATATGGACAAAGAAGAGTATATCCAAAGTTGCAAGAAGAACATCTTACTGCTTACAGGAAAGGTTTCTTTTGATAGGTTTAAAGAGGAATATGTGATACAAGCAAATGGAAACAGTCAATTTATAAAATTGGGAGTGTGATAATATGAAACTTACGAGATGTTTTGGTGACAAGGCTATAGTCTTGATTTCAAACGACCTTAAAAATGAACTGGATATGGATGCTGTAACTTCTATAGACCATTCCAATCTGTACGGGGAGATAGCTACAAGTTCAGTCTTATTGAACAAAGTAGGACTTCTTCGTGCGCAGGCTGAATCTGAATATGAAGCAGCAAAGTTGGAATTTTCTGTACATAAAGCACAGCTTTCTACAGAGATAAGACGGGAATCTATTGTGAATGCCGGAAAGGTCAAAGTGGAAGATATAGGACTTGTGAAACTTACAGAAAGTTCTTTGGAAGATATTCTTACTATCAATCCAGAGCTTAATGCAATGCAAAAGACACTTGTCAAGAAGAAAAAGCATTTGGCGGAAATAGATAGTCTCTATTGGGCATTGCAGTCGAAAGACCGAAAATTAAACAACTTAGTTCCAAAAGTTACGCCGGAAGAGTTTTTGGATAATTTAGTGGAAGGAGAAATAAATACATTCATAATTAAAAAAGAAAAGTAACATTTTATTATCAACATTTTAAAACATTATAGTTATGAAATTTGACAGATCGAAGTTCAAAAAACAGTCAGTAGAAGATTTGGATTCAGAAGTAAAGCAAGCAGAAAAGACAATGCGAAAGGGTGGTAAATCTTATACCGGATTTGCTACCGTCCAAAAAGGAAAGAATACATTCCGTGTAGCTCCTTCAATGGGTAAAGCCTATGTCGCTTGCAAAATGTCAAAGCTCCGCGTGGAAGTTCCTACTTATGACGAGAACGGTAATGTAACAGGAAAGGAAGTAAAAGACAAGAACATTTTTTGCGCGGACGTACATGGACGCAACCTTCTTAAAGGAAAAGACCCTATCGTCCTTTATTGCGACTATGTGAGAAAGAAAGCATCCGAAGAATATCAAGATGATACGGAAAGACGCAAGTACCTCAATCCTATCATGGGCTACAAGAAAGGCAACAAGTTCGTATGGGGCATCAATCCTACGCTGGCTTATGTTTGCTATGTGTATCAAGGGAATAAAGATTTTGCCCGTTTGCAGCTTTATGGAACATGGATGAACCGTATAAAGGAAATTTCTGTAGAACAATCTGATGATGATACGGTTTCATTTGATATCTTTTCACAGATGGAAGGTGCTTATCCTCTTGTAATCACGATGGGGGAAGATGATAAAGGCAAAAAGACTTATTCTTTATCTGCCGGCATACCGAAGAAAGGTCAGTCATGGGATGAATTTTTTGAAGAAACTGCTATCCCGGACGAAGACATGGAGTATTTCTTGAATGAAGTTCCTTCACTTGAAGAAATTTACAAAGATTCTTACAGAGCAAAGGATTTTGAAATGGCTTTGGATGGATTGAAACGCTTCGATGAAGAAAACAATTATGATATCTTTTCCGACGATGAGTTCTTGAATGAAATTGAAGAAATGGCAGCAATGCTTCCAGACGACAGTCAATCAGAGGAAGATAAGAAAACTCCATTTGACGAGGACGAAGATGAAGAAGAAAAACCTGCACCCAAGAAACAGGTTGTAAAAGCTCCAGCTTCGGAAAAGGCAGCAAAAGTCGCTTCCTATCCTCCGCTTTCTAAGATGAAAGCCTTTTTGTCGCAATATATTGATGAAGAATATCCTGGCATGGAAATTCCATCCGATCTTACAATCACAGAACTTCGTGAATGGTACGATCTGGCACAAAAGGGAGAAGCGTTGCCTTTCCCGGAAGGTGAAGAAGATGATGCAGAACAGGAATATGAAACTGAATCTGACGATGATCGGGCAAAAGACGAACCGGAAAAGGAAGATAGGGAAGATGAACATCCCGCAGGGGAGGAAGAGGAATCTCCTATTGACGAAGAACAGACGGACAATGATGAAAAGCTATTGGAAGCCAAAAAGCGTTTGCAGGCTTTGAAAGCTAAGATGAAAAAGAAATAATTTTCTTTTCGTTTTCCTAATATATTAATCAGAAAGGGGATGGAGAATTTTGTGTTCCTCCCCTTTCCCAACAATTTCGATCATGAGCAGCAAATATTTAGCTATAATTTCAACGGATCATCATCTTACTGCCGATAATGCTACTATTATAAAAGATATTCTTTTGGAAGAACTTGACTTGGCAGAAAAGAAAAAGATACAAACCCATATATGGTTGGGTGATGTTTTTGATAACAGGGTATCGCAAAGAGAAGTGTGCCTTTCCACATTGAATGATGTCCTGGAAGAATACGACAAACGCGGACACCATGTGATCTGTATTCCCGGCAACCATGACAAAACATCCTACACAAGCAAGAAATCGTTTCTTACTCCTTTTAAATATCATCCGTCTTTTACTTTGGTAGAAGAATTGGACGGAATGCAAGTAGAAGGTGTGTATTGCTTTTTTCTTCCGTTTTTTACAGATGATATTCTTTTGGATGAACTGGAAGAAATAGGGGATAAAAGAAAGAAGAATATCCTCTTTGGACATTTTGCGGTCACAGGAAGCAAGAACATGGACGGATCGGAAGTGTCCAACCTTTTAAAACCTTCCATGTTCCAGATGTTCAAAAAAGTGTACTTGGGACACTATCATAACTATCAACGGGTAGGAGAGAATATCTATCATTTAGGAAGTGTCCAACAAAACAACTTCGGGGAAGATGAAAAGAAGGGTTTCTGGCTTTTGGATTCGGATTTGAATGTAGACCTTGTTTCTTCTACAAAAGGACAAGTATTCAAGAAACTGGAAATTGATTTGGGGGAAACTCCCCACAAACAGGCGGTGTCACTTATCAAGAAATTCAAAAAGGAGAACCCTACTGCCCGTGTAAGGGTGGAAGTCTGGGGAGAACAATCTTCACTCGATGCCTTTGATAAGGATGCCTTTACAAAAGAAGGTATAGATATCAAGAAAAAGTTTAAGGAAGTGGAAGAAAAACATTCTATGCTGGCAGAAGTAAAAACACTTGACAAAAAGGACATAAAAGAAAGGTTTTCTGCTTTTTGTAAGGAAAACGAATATGACGAAAAAGAAGGAAAAGAAATTTTAGACAAATTGATGTATGGCGAAGAAAAAGGAAACTAAGAAAACGGAAGAAGCGGTAATTGGGGAAGTGCAGCAACCTAAAGAAGAAAAGAAACCGAACCGTCTCGGTGATCTTATAAGCCGGATTGAAAGTAGGTTTGGAAAGGAAGCCATAGCGGGAAAGAAGCAAGATATAGAGTTCGTACATTCTGGTTCTTTTCTGTTAGACGAGATACTTGGTGGAGGATGGGCGAAAGGACGCATAGTGGAGGCTTACGGAGGCTTTTCTTCCGGTAAGACAAGCATAGCTTTCCATCTTGCTACCGAAATCCAAAAACAAGGAATGGCGGTAGGGTATCTTGATACAGAAAATGCAGTTGATCCGAAATACATGGGAGCTATCGGTGTAGACCTTTCTCCTGACAAATTCATTCTTTCTCAACCTTCCACAGCAGAGGAAACACTGGAAATAGCAAAGGAAATGTGCAATGAACCTTCTATCGGATTGGTGGTGATTGATTCCATTGCAGGACTTGTCCCGACCGCTCTTTTGAACGGGGAAGCCGGAGATGCTCACATAGGACTTACAGCAAGGCTTTTAAGCTCACAGGTAAATATCTTGAAAAACATCTGCAAGCAAACAGGGTGCATTCTATTCTGCATCAATCAGATTAGATCAAACATAGGCGGATATGGCAATGCCACTACTACTCCAGGAGGATTTGCAATACCTTTTTATGCAAGTCAGAGAGTTGAGCTTGCCCGTGTAGGTTCTGATAAGGAAGGTGAAGTGTCCGTTGCAAACAAAGTGAAGATCACATGCAGGAAAAACAAAGTTGCTCCACCTATGAAAACTTGTAATATTGTTATCCGTTTTGGTGTAGGTATTGACAAGGTGATGGAAATGCTTAACATGGGATTGGACTTGGGTGTGCTCACAAAGAAAGGAACGTACATCTATTATGGGGAAGAAAAGATAGGATTCGGATTCCCTGCTGCAAGAAAAAAGCTGATCAAAGAAATGGAACTTTTTGACAAGATCAAAAAAGATGTTCTTTCAGAGTTCAGAAAGAAAGAAGTAACATTTGAAAACAAGGGGGTGGAAGATGAAACCGGTCAAGATTGAAGCAACAAATTTTGTGTCATTCGAGCATTTTGAATACACATTCCAAGATGGGGTAACTGCACTTGTGGGATTGAATAAAACAGACGACAATCAAGGTAGTAACGGTAGTGGTAAAGCGTTGACGATGGATTCCGATATTCTTACCCCTAATGGGTTTGTAAAAATGAGGAATATCAAAGTAGGAGACATTATCCTTCATCCTTCCGGTGCTTATCAAGTAGTAAGGGCAATTCCGTTCCATGATATAGATATTGCATACAAGATTACTTTTTCTGACGGTACGGAAGTAAAATGCAATAAAGAGCATTTATGGAAAGTGAGAACAAACCAAAGCGAAGAATGGTCTGTAATTTCGCTTGGCAAGATCATGGAAAGAAGCAAAGATGAAGAAGTGTTTTTTGAAGTTCCCGGTTGCTTTGGCAGACCGTCTAAAAAAATGGTTTCTTTTACCTGTATGGGTGCGGAAGAGCAACAATGTATTACCGTTTCGGGAGAGGACGGAATGTTTATCACGAACAACTACACGCCTACTCACAATTCTTCCATGCAACAGGCAGTTTATTTTGCCATAACAGGTAACAACTACCGGAGCAGTATTGACAAGAAACTGATTAGAAACGGTGAGAAGGAAGCAAAAGTATTACTTGATATAGAATGTCCCATAAGGAAAGAAACTCTCCATATTGAGCGCATTTTGCCCTTAAAAGGAAGTAGCCGCCTTAATGTGTCGTTGAATGGAGAACAGGTCAGTCTTGCTACTATAAAAGACGGCAACAACTATATCCTTTCATGGATGGGTATTTCACCGGAAGATTTGAAAAGCTATTTTCTTATCTGTAAAGAATATTACAAGTCGTTCTTTAAAAGTTCCAATACGGACAAATTGGCTCTCATAAGTCGTTTTATCAATTATGACTTCTTGGATGGCAGTAAGGATATTATACAAAAGGAACTGGACGAAATTTCATCTAAGAAATCAGTTATCCAAAGCAAAAGAGATCGTGCGGAAGGGAGTGTAGAAGCATTGCGGCAAATGATAGAGGATGCCGTTAATTTCGACTTCGAAGCGGATCGAAAGGAAAGGATCGAAAGGGTGGAAAGTAAAATCAAGTCTTTAAAAGAAGATATTGATTCTGCTAAATACAATATTGACTACAACAAGAAAAATATTAACAAAGGAAAGAAAACACTTGAAGTCTTGGAAGAAGAACTTCGAGAAGCCGAAGAAAAGAAAAAGAAACTTCCTTCTACTAAGGAAATAGAAGATGTGATTGAATCCGTCAAAAAAGAACTTGGAAAAGCCAAAGAAGATCAGAATGAGATTTTGGAAACAAAAGAAGAGCTTTTGAAAATCCATGACGAACTGAAAGTGTCTCTTCGGAAAGTTCTTGTAAACCTTTCTGGGACGATTACATGCCCGAAATGCAAGCACAAATTCCTCACATTACAGGATACCACACTTGAAAAGGAAGAAAAGAAAAAGGAGAAAATAGGGAAACAGGAAAAGGAAGTTGTCGGAGAGATAACATCTTTGGATGAATCCCTAAAGGAATACGAAGACCTTATTTCTTCTTTCATTCAAGTGAAAAACGAACAGGAGGATGAACTTGACAAAATCCGGGAAGCAGGAAAAGAAATTTCATCTGCTGTCTATAAGATCACAAGCGAAATAGAATCTCAAAAGTCCAATATTTCCATTCTTGAAAAGAGAAATGAAGGACTTTTGGAGAGCATAGCTTCCTATAAAGAGGATGTGAAACGTTTGGAAAAGCAGATAAAAGAAATCGAGAAGGAAGCGCCTTCTTCTATTGACACATCCTCACAGGAAAAGCAGATAGAGGAAATGACGGCCACCATTACAGGATATGACAAGGAAATGTCGGAATTGGAAAACGAAATGTTCCGTAAGAAGGAATGGATAGGAAGGTTCAAATCATTCAAGATGTATCTTGCCCTTGAACAGTTAAAGAATATTCAGCTTCGGGCAAACAATATCCTGAAAGCAGAAAACAGCGATCTTAGGATCGTCATAGAAGGATTTAAGACGAAAGCTGACGGGGACATCAAAGAAGAGATAGCACCTTATGTAGTTCGGGATGAACCGGAAAATTTCTGGTATTATAGTGGTGGAGAACGTGCAAGAGTGGAAATTGCTCTGATTATAGCCATACAAGGGATGATAAACGAGACGAACAAATGGGGAGGACTGCAATTCCTTTCTATTGATGAAATTACGGAAGGACTGTCTAAAGAAAGCCTATATGACGTGATAGAAGCGTTAGAGTTTATTCAGTTCCCTATACTTGTCACAACCCATATTTCGAATGAAAACGCTTCATGCAAAACACTCAAAATAATTAAGGAGAACGGCATAAGTCGTATAGAAAAATGAGCAAAGAAACAGAATTGAAGTTTTATATAGGGATAGACAATGGTGTGACCGGTTCTATAGGCATAGTAGGAAAAGAACTGACCTATTATGAGTTCATGGAAACACCTATCACATTTGGGCAGGATTACACAAAAGCAAAGAAGAATGTGTCAAGGGTGAACGTAACGGCACTTGCCGAAGTAATTTCTGCGTTGAAAGAATACGGACTATGTGTGGCCGTCTTGGAGCGTCCCATGAAGAACCCAGCAAGGTTTGATGCCACATGTTCTGCTATGCGTGCTTTGGAAGCGGAACTTACCGTATTGGAGCTTTATGATGTTCCTTATATGTTCATAGACTCTAAAGAATGGCAAAAGGAAATGCTACCTAAAGGGGTTGTAGGCACTAAAGAATTGAAGAAGGCATCCCTTGATATAGGAAAAAGGCTGTTCCCGGAAATCAAGAACAAGCACCCCGATAGAGATGGAATTTTGATAGCGGAATACGCAAGAAGGAAATGCTTACTCTAAACAATTGGCAGAAGGAAAGTGAGAAAATGTAAGAATATATTTTGACATGTAAGAATAAACTATTACATTTGCCACATCAAAAAGTAACAAACAAAAACTATAAAACAATGGCTAATCAGAAGTATTTTAACATTTTTGTACTTTCCTTCCTTGATAGGATTGAAGGGATTGAACACGATTTGAGCTACTTGAAAAAAAGTGCGAAAGACATTAACAGCATTGAATCAGTGGAAGAAGCACTTCATATTTTGAAAGATAAAATAAAACAATTGGGTAACTATATACCAGTTTACAGAAATATTTAAAGTTGTAGATTTTAAATAGGAAATTTCAAATATTCTAGTTATATTTGCGTCATGTATTTGGTAGAACAACATATTATTTCTGTAAATGATAAGAGATACAAAGATTTAGATCGAATTTGTTTCTTGTCTAAGAACTTGTATAATGCTGCTTTATATACAATAAAACAAGAGTTTCTTTGTACGGGGAAGTGGATAAGAGCAGGAGAACTTAATAAGAAAATGGTAGCAGAAAATAATATAGATTATAGAGCAATGAGTGGATCATCTTCTCAACAAGTTCTTATGGCTTTAGATAAGAATCTAAAATCTTATTTCTCTGCTATCAAGTCTTGGAAACGGGATAATAAAAAGTTTACTGGTTGCCCAAAATTTCCGAGATATAAACATAAAACAAAAGGTAGAAATGTATTTTCTTATTCTTATGCGCAGTTTAAGCACAAAGGAAACTTCATTTTCTTTCCAAAGAAAGAAGGGCTGTCACCTTTGAAAACGAATTGCAAAGAAGGTTCTGTAAAACAAGTTCGATTTATTCCTAAAGCAGATTGTTATTCTATAGAAGTTGTTTATGAATCTTCTGTGAAAGAGCAGCTTCCCGATAACAATAGGATCATGTCTATTGATTTGGGTATAAACAATTTAGCTTCTATTGTAACTAATACAAACAATAAACCTGTTTTGATTGATGGAAGGAAATTAAAATCCATCAATCAGTATTACAACAAGAAAAGATCGAAAATTCAACAACAATTAAAAAAAGTAAATGGAAAAGAAAATTCAAGACGGTTAATGTCTCTTACAAGAAAGAGAAACAACAAAGTAAAGGATTATCTTCACAAGGCAAGTAAAGAAATAATCAATACTTGTTTGGAAGATAATATAACAACATTGATAGTTGGACATAATGATGGATGGAAACAAGAATCCAATCTTGGCAAAAGAAACAATCAGAATTTTGTCTCAATTCCTTTCGATATGTTCATATCAATGTTAAGGTATAAATCAGAAAGACAAGGGCTAAGATTTGTTGAAGTAAACGAATCTCACACGTCAAAATGCAGTTCTTTTGATTTAGAATCTGTGGAACACCATGATACTTACGTTGGCAAAAGAATTAAGAGAGGGCTTTTTAGAACAAAAGATGGAATCTTACTTAATGCTGATGTCAACGGAAGTTATAACATCATGAGAAAAGTAAAAGGGGATGCAGTAATGCCACCCTATACAGGGTTTGGGTATAACCCAGTTAAGAAATTTATTAACTAATATTACAGGTGTAAACTTGTATATAATTACCAACAATTGCAACATGATAATAATTTTTTGCGAGAACGATAATTGCTCCCGAAAAGGAGTAAGGTCACCAATTGCTAATCCTAAGTATGTGTTTCGTGACGGAAAACTTGTTCCTATGAACATTCCAGTTTGTCCTGAATGCGGAAAGCAAATGTCTTATGAGGAAGAAAAGAGCACAGAAATGCCTAATCTTTCAATAGGCGAGTTTAAAATGATGTCTGATTCTGACAAGAAAAAGGTGTTGAAGGAAAGGTCTAAGGCACTTTCTAAAAAGGACAACAGCGAAGACAAGATACGTCACTACAAGGAAAAAGCAATCAGAAACATGTTGAACGTAAAATTATGAGGTATGGAAAATTTATTGTATGAAAATGTGAAATACATCTATAGGGTGACAAAAAGGAACACTCTCGTGCTTGTCAACTCAAAAGGAGAAATGGAAAGATGTATATCTCTTACTAACTTCAAAGGAAAAACAAGAGACTTTTTTATGAATGAAGCGGAGGGTTACGACATTACAAATACTGTAAACAAAGTGAACCTTACCAATTACTCGGAAGCTACTGTAGAGAAATTTATCGAAGAAAGTGATTTTGTGTCTGTAGCGTTTGGACACGATAACTTTATAACTTACAGAAATGTATTGAAGCCTCATGAACTCAGCAAATGATTGTATTCTTGATAAAGCAGTAGGAAAGATGCTTGTTCTTCCTACCGGTGAAGAAGCGGAAGTGAGGTCTGTTCGCGTAGGAAGAGATTACCGAAGTATAGAGATAGACATTCTGAAAAGCGGAAAGTTGAAATCTATCCGAATGGGTATCACAGGGTTTTTAAAAACAGCAATTTTAAAGGACAAATGAAAAAGAATGTATTGTTAATCACCTGTCTTTCTATTTGTCTTTCCATAGGACTGGGAGGTTGCAAAAGCCGTGTTTCCTCAAAAACAGATTACACTTTTACCTTAAAGGACTCTTTGGTCTGGGAAAGAGAAATGACGGACAGCCTTGTAAAAGTTCCCTACTCTATCGTCAATATGGTAGTCAATCCTTCGAAAATGGAAGATGGGGAGAAGAAAGAGACAAACAAAGGGCAAGCTAACCTTTCCATAGAAAAGAAAGGAGACACCATTTTCATAGAAGCATCTTGTGATAGTCTTGAATTGACAGTGAAAAGCCTTAGAGAAAGGCTGTCAAAGATATCACAAGAAAACGGAACATTGAAAGAGCAAGTGAAAGCTGCTCCAAACAAGATGCTTTATCTTTTGGGAGGAATAGCAATAGGAGCTTTCACTATTCTTATAGCATTGATTGTGTTACTCAAAACAACTAAAAATATTTGAGATATGCTTATACATCAAAAAGAACTGGAAGAAAAAATTGTAGAAGCCAATCGGCTTTACAGAGAAGGAAATCCTATCATGTCTGACAAGGAATATGACAGTATGAAGGAAAGCTTGGGAAGACATTTCCCAGACAGCGATATTCTAAAAAAGGCTATCGTTGAAGAAAGTGTAAAAGGGGATCGTATGGAAAGACTACCTTTTCCTATGTTTTCTTTGGAAAAGGTCAAGACGGTGGACGAGATTGTAAGATGGGCAAAGGACGTATGGGGATTGTCGTCTAACGACCGTGTTGTCATTACGCCTAAATATGATGGCATTTCTTTGCTGGTGGATGAAACTACAAATGATTGCTGGACAAGGGGAGATGGCACGGAAGGACAGAATAGCCGGGATCATTACCGTTATGTAAATCATGGAAATCCTATGAACAAAAAAGGGTGTTTTACTTTTGGAGAAGCGATTATCCCTATCGGTATGTTCTTGAAAAACGTAAAACCTCTTGGGTATAAGAGTGCAAGGAATGCCGTTGCCGGTGCATTCAATGCAGATGATTTCAATGCACAAGTTCTTGGGAATACCGCTTATGTGAGATATGGCATTATGGATTCCGACAGAGATAAATCCATGCAGCTTGCAGAACTTCGAAACGATTATGGGAATTACGCTACACAGTATTGGGTAACTTCCGCCGGCGTGTTCGATGATAATAAAACAGCCCTCACCTATCTAAACGATTTGTTTGAATCAATCAAGAATTTTAAATGTGATGGACTTGTAATCGAAGTTGATAACAAAACAAAACGAGAAGAATTAGGACGGTTGCCTAATGGGAATCCGCGTTACGCTATTGCTTACAAGAATCCCGACTGGCAAGAACGATACACGACAAAAGTTCAAAAAATCGAATGGAGCATTTCAAAAGACGGCAAAGCAAAACCTGTAATTGTATTCAGTCCGGTGGAATTTGACGGAGCGACTGTTTCACGATGCACTGGATATAACGCTAAATATATTACGGACAATCATATTTCACCAAATGCTTATATTGTCGTATCAAGAAGCGGAGATGTTATCCCTAAACATTTGGAAACGATCAGTTACAGTGTGGAACTTTTTCGTGAAATGTGCGATGGTATGATGATTTGTCCTTCTTGCGGAGAACCATTGAGATGGGATGCAAATCTAACCGACCTTGTTTGTGTGAACCCGAATTGTGATGAAAAGGCGGTCAAGCAACTTGTCTATTTCTTTGCTACACTGGGTACGGAAGAAATGCAGGAAGCAACCGTAAGAAAGCTCTATAAAGGCGGACTTTTGTCTGTTGAAAATATCGTGAATGCAACAGAAAAGGAACTCGAAAAAATCGAAGGAATAGGAAAGAGCCTTTCTAAAAAGTTACGAAAGCAATTTGATTCCTATGTAGACGATGGAGTTCCTTTTGCAAGAATTTTGACTGCCTATAATGTGTTTGGTGGCGTAATAGGAGAAAAGACCTGTCAAATGATTTTCAACAGTCTATCCAAAGATCAGATAGACTATATGTTCGAAAACGGAGAAGTCCCTTTAAAAGACTTGCTTTCTATTGATGGTATCGCCGAAACTACAGCAAAGGCTTTTAACGATGGATTAAAGTTGTTCTTTTATCTTTGTAGTGGTACGCCTGTTTCTATTTCTTTTATCCAAGAAGAAACGGTAGAAAACGACAATCCCGAATCAGTTTGTTTTACGGGATTCAGAAACAAACAGTGGGAAGAACGTCTTGTAAAAGAAGGGCACAAAGTTGTTTCCGGCGTATCTAAAAATACCACAATCCTTGTAACAAAAGACAAAGAAAGTTCTTCGTCCAAAGTGAAGAAAGCAAAGGATTTGAACATCCCTATTTTGACACCGGAAGAATTTGAAATCAAAATAGGATGGAAAGAGATATAGAAGATTGGATTAACGACTTTGAAAGTGACGAAGATTTTGATCTGAACGATGATGATCAGTTTGAGTAAACATATTTTAAAACAATAAGTTATGGAAGAAAAAGAAATTGTAAGAAAATCAGTATCTATCCCCAATAAATGGTTAAAAGAACTTCTTGATTTTTTAGGGATAGAAGAAGATCGGTATCTTGCTTGGATGTTGTTTCCTCATGTACAGAACAGGGAATTAGGATTCCGCTTTAGTGAAGAAAGGATAAAAGAAATAGTAAGAGAAATCTATCATCCTACCGAAGAAGAACTAAAGCAAGAGGATGAGTGGGAAAAGGAATTGATAGAAGAAGTCGGCTACTCAAAAATGGATTTTTGGAAAGAGGCGATGATGATGTATCCGTTACATCAGTTTGCATATTGGAAGAATGCTCTCGACCCTTTGAAACTTGGTAAAATGATGGCTAATTTGCATAAAATTTCGAAAGAACTGGATAAGCCGTTGGATTCTTCGGAAGTTTTAACAGAACACCAAAAACATTTTGGAGGTATTGATGACAATACGGCGATTGCATTTATGTACCCTATTTATTTTCCGGTAGATTCAATATACGGTTCTACTGATTCCGTTATTTTACCTGACAATTTTGAAGTGACAAAAGAAGAGAAGAAAGAAGAAGAAAAGAATGAATAAGATTTACAAGGAGATAACCTTCAACTTCACCAAAGCATTGAACAAATTGGAATTAAGGACAAGTGCCAGAAGTTTCATCTCTATGCGGAAGGCAGAGAAGGTTATCTCCCTACTTTTTGAGATCATATTTGATAAACTGGAAAGAGACGGAAAAGCAAACATAAGAGGATTTTGCATTATCAAGAAAATCAAATGTAAAGAAGGAAAGCATTATTTTGAATTTATAGACAAAAGAAAGAAATGACATGTACTACTATAGAGAAAAGGACTATTGGTATTTTGGTGCTTTGGAAAAATCAGTTTACAAGAACCTTAAACTGATTTCATCCTTTAAACGTAACGCTACTAATAAGGAAATATACATAAAATCCGATCTGGCGAAAGATTTTCTTTTAAAAGAGTTTGTTTCCGACAACGAAATAGAAGAAGTTGATCCTCTTTCAATAGTTCGTCCCGGCTGCAAAGCCGAAATAAAGCCTTACAAGGAACTTTTATCCCGAAAGGACATAGAACTATTGATAGAGAATCTTCCTCTTTTAAAAAAGCCGAGAAGCTATCAAATAGACTATTTGTATTATGCAGTCAATCACGGAAACCATATAAATGGTTCTGGGGTAGGGTGCGGCAAAACGAAAATGGCTATTTTCTATGCTGAAATGCTTAATCTTTTTCCTTGTATGGTAGTTTGTCCGGCTTCTGTAAAATCCGGTTGGTTAAGAGAGTGGAAAGAAACGAACCCGGATAGACGGGTATCCATCATTTCCACATCTTCCCCACCGGAAGATTTTGAAGCAGACGTGATAGTGACAAACTATGACATACTTGGGAAAAGGGTCACAAAAGAAAACGGGAAAACATCTCTTGAAATAAGATTGGATGGAATGAAAAAGAAATCATTCTCCCTTGTGATAGCAGATGAAATCCATTTTCTCAAAAACAGAAAGTCCATCAGAAGCAAGTCTTTCAAGAAACTGATACATAAAGTTCCTTCCGTGATAGGACTTACAGGGACACTTATCATGAACCGTCCGGCAGAGCTTCTAAATATCCTGATATTAATAGAAAGGATAAAGGAAATTACACCCGACGACCAGTATCATCATTATTTTTTTGAAAGGTACTGCAATATGAAGGAAACGAACTTTGGTCTGGATATTTCGGGAGCATCCAATATAAAGGAACTGAACCGGCTTTTGAAAGAATGTTGCTATTTCCAGGTAAGCAAGAGGGATGCTTTGAAAGAACTTCCTCCTATTTCTGAAAATGTTGTGGAATGCGAGATTACAAATAAAAGAGCATATAAAAAGGCAAAGGGCGATCTTTTGCAGTTCATTGAAGATAAGTTTAAGGACGAAGAAAAGGTTGAAAAAGCTGCAAGGGCAGAGTTCCTTGTAAAACTTTCGACATTAAAGCAATTATCCTTAGAAGGTAAAGAAAAGTTTATAAAAAAATGGGTGGAAGAGTGGATGGAAGCAAACGAAGAAGAGAAACTTTTGGTATTTGCCTCACAATCCACAATCCTTACAAAGATAGCCGGAGAGTTTAAGGAAGGGCTTCTTATTACAGGAAGCACTACCACAAAGAAAAGGGATGAAATTTTGCAAAAGTTTTTCTTACAAAAGGAAAGTAGAGTGCTTTTTGCAAATATAGGCTGTCTTGGTACTGGTGTGGACGGGCTTCAAAAGGTTTGTTCCAATATGGCTATCTTAGAACTTCCACCGCGTCCGAGCGACCTTGTGCAAGTTATAGGAAGATTGGAAAGAAGCGGGCAGGAGAATCCGGTCACAATCCAATACCTGCTATCGCCGGAAACGATTGACCAGGACTTGTGGGAGATGCTGAAAGGAAAGAAAGATGTTACGGACATGTTAAACAAAGGATTCCAAGACGATACCAGTCTTATGATCCTTCAAAAGTACAAGAATGAGCGATAAACGAAAGGGAACACGGATCATTGAGGTTTGGACGGATGGAAGTTGCAATGCTAACCATCCCAAAAAACTGGGAGGTTCTGCCGTTTACATCAAATGGAAAGACAAGGAATATCATATAACCAAAGGACGTTCCTATACTACGACAGGAAGAAGAGAAACGGAAGCAATTCTTCTTGCACTTCAAGCGATAAAAAAGAATTTGAATGTAAAGGCAACCTTCTATATTGACAGCCAGTATGTTGCTAATCAGTTTCGACACAAGTTCATTGACTGGGCAAGGGAGAACCTTCATGTAGAAAACCAGGATTTATGGGATGCCATATTTTCGGAAATGATGCTGCATAGGAAACTTCGTGTTTCCGTAAAATGGATAAGAAGCCATCAGAAAGACTATAGTGACCCTATTGTATGCGGCAATTTCATTGCAGACTATATGGCTAATTACAAAAATTTTAAAGAGTATGAAAAAGAAAATCATTTACAATAACTTGATCCCTTTTAAGGGATTTACAGCAATCACTCTGTTTCCTTTCATTTTTGCAAGGAAAGAATACGAGCCTTTAGGGATGAGAACAATCATACATGAAAACATTCATCTAAGACAGCAGAAAGAGATGCTTATAGTGTTCTTCTATTTGTGGTATGGGATAGAATGGCTTGTAAGATTAATTCAATACAAAGATTCCCATGAGGCTTACAGAAACATTTCTTTTGAGCGAGAGGCATATGAAAATGAATATGATGATGAATATTTGGACGTAAGGAAACCTTACGAATGGATTCATTATTTAAAAGGGTGACAGAAACAAACGAAAAGAAGATGTTATGAAATGGAGTAAATATCAGTTGGCTATTTTTGATGCTTACGAAAATACCAACAAAAACATAGTGATTGATGCAACTGCCGGTTCTGGCAAAAGCAGAACGCTCAAAGAGTTATGTAATCGCACACCGGAAAACAAGTCTTGTCTTTTTATGGCGTTCAACAAGAGCATAGCGGAAGAATTAAGATCGAAACTCCCTTATTATGTCGATTGCTATACTTTCCATGCGCTTGGACTTCGTACAATGATGAAAAATTTCCGGTTCAAAGCAAAAGTGAATGACGGCAAATGTTTCAAACTCTGCACGAAGCTGTTCCAATACAAAAAGATGGAATTTAAAGAAAGAATGAAGTATTTCTTGGCACTCCAGACATTGTGGGAACAAACAAGACTGTCTCTTTGCAAGATAAATGAAGAAAACATTGTTCCTATTACGATAGAATTTGATCTGGATTACGAAGAAGAAATGATCCCCGATCTTCTTGAAATTGAAAAGGCATGGCGAAGTGACTGCACAAGGATAAACAACAATCTTGCTTTTGAAATAGATTTTGTGGATATGCTTTGGATTCCTTACACGTTCTTAGAACCGGGAAGTTTTCCGAAATACAATGTTGTAATGATAGATGAAGCAAACGACACCTTCCTATTGCAAAAAGAAATCATGCAAAATTTAATAAAGGCAAGAGGCAGATTTATCGCTGTCGGGGACAAGAAGCAAATAGTGTACAGCTTCATGGGCAGCGACTTGAATGTGTTCAATTCTCTAAAAAATAACCCTAACACGACTACACTTCCTCTTTCTGTCACATACAGATGCAGCAAAAGGATAGTTGAAGAAGCTAATAAGGTATTCCCTGGGACAGAATGTGCAGAAGGAGCAAAAGAAGGTATTGTCAGAAAAGGTGAACTAAACGAAGCTGCTAACGGGGATTTCGTTTTGTGCCGAAATAACCTTCCTTTAGTGGCAGCTTTCTTGCAACTCCTTAGAGAAGGAAAGAAATCATCTATAATGGGACGTGATTTTGGGGAAAACATTTGCCGTCTGATGGAAAATCAAACCAGTCTTGACGATATGTATCTTCTGTTGGACGATAAAAAGCAAAAACTTATAGAAAGAGGCATTAATCCTGCCTTTGTGAAAAACCATCCGTCTTATGCTTCTTTGGAAGAAAAAGTGAAGATTGTGGAATTGCTATACGAAACGCATCAAGGAAATTTCTCTTCCTTAAAGGAAAAGGTTAGGAACATTTTCTCTGGCGACAAGAAAGGGATTATCCTATCCACTATCCATAAGAGCAAAGGATTGGAAGCTGATCGTGTTTTCTTTTTGAATCCAGAGCTACTTCCGTCCAAATATGCAAAAACACCTAAAGCATTGTACGCAGAAGAGTGTCTTAAATTTGTGACAATTACAAGGGCAAAAAACGAACTGGTTTACTGTCATATCAATGCGGATATTGACCTCCACAAGTAACAAAACATCGCAAGGCGAAATGACGTTGAAATATTACTTTTAACAAGTATTTACACTTTCCGCCTTGTGATGTAATAATATATTCTTACATTTGCAGCAGCAAAAACAACAATTAAATTTTTAGATTATGGGAATATGTGGATGGATTTGCACAGTGATTATATTTATTGCATTGTGCGTTACAGCTCAATCAATGTTTGAAGACTACCTTTCTTACAAGAGTGAAAAATTTGATAACGACGAAGAAGATGAAGAAAAAGAAGACTAAACTGTACATCATTGTACCTCATGAGAACGGAAATGTAACCCTTTTTTCGGCTGACAAGATAGAAGAACTTGTTCCTTTCCTTCCTTCGATGGAAGCAATAAAAACAAATGTAGAACTTCAAATGGCAAAATGGAAAAGAGATTATTCCTACAAGCGGCAACCGCTTACACTTAGTGTTCCTTTAGATGTTTTTCTGAAAGTGAAAGCTATTACAGGTGGGAAATGGAATGAAATACCTGTCAATCAAGGATGCAACGGTGTTCCTTTGGTAATTTTAATTCCCAGCAAAGATAAAACGGAGGAAGATGAACATAGTTGATGGGATCGTAGGGAATACTTTCATTGCTATAGACAGTGAAAAGCAAGCAATGAGATGCGACCAGATTCAAGAAGAAGGAAAGCTCGCGCTGACTGTTTCTTTGAAAAACTCACATAGATTTGGAAGAAGTCTTTCGGAAGCTATAAAATATGACTACTCCTATGTTGTAGAATGTATTTTGAGCACAGGCGACAGTTTTAGAGCCACAAGCGGACTTCTTTTAATGGATATGTGGGGAGACTGGATTACAGTTCTAAGATCGGAAGGGATACCGCTTTTTTCTTATGATTTTTCCGAAGATAGTAAGCAAGCGAAAGACTTTCTTTTTATAGAAAAAGTAAACTTCCTTCCACTGCCGGAAATTATTTTTAATCTTAAAACAGACGACCCTTCCCAAAACTTCGTTGTTCTTCCTAAAGGAAGTGACGGATGTGATTACACAAAAGGGATAGTAGTTCAATCGTTATTTAAACAGTGATAACATGTATTTTGAATCAGTTGTAAATTATTGGACGGATAACCCGGACGATTTCAAACCTCCAAGAATCCAGGTAAAGAGGCATCTTCTTATTAGAGGTTACACCTATACAGAAGCAGAAGCAGTATCCGTAGAATGGGGAACGAAAGAAACAGAAGAGGAAATAAAGATATCTCCTATTCGGGAATTGTCTCTTTACACAGTGATAGAAGATGATTCTGCTGGCAAATTCTTTAAGGTTGATGTTCTTTACCCGGAAGAAACACCTAAAGGGAAAATCAGAATGCAAAAGGTCTCTTTGATGGTTCAATCTGCGTCAGATGTGGAAGCGATCGAGGTTGTAAAGAAGTATTTCGATTTTCTTCCTACAAGAGATGAGTTAGTAATTAAAGCTGTTACATTAACGGAAATCGAAGAATATCTTAAAACAGACGAATAAATGAATGTACTTAGTTTATTTGATGGAATGTCATGCGGACAAATAGCATTAAAGGAATTGAATATTCACATTGACACTTATTATGCTTCCGAGATAGATAAATTTGCCATTGCACAAACACAACTTAATTTCCCTAATACAATTCAAATAGGAGATGTCAGGAAAGTAAATGTATTGGATTTACAACCCATTGATTTATTAATAGGGGGGTCTCCTTGCACCAATCTTTCATTTGCAGGGACAAGAAAAGGTCTTTGCACAAAAGAAAATATTGAAATCCTATCGCTCGATCAATACATTGAACTAAAAGAACAAGGCTTTGAATTTGAAGGGCAATCCTATTTATTTTGGGAGTACATGAGAATACTTACAGAAATAAGAGAATACAACCCCAATATATTGTTTCTATTGGAAAATGTAGAAATGGGAAAGAAATGGGAGTCTGTTTTTAATAAAGCCATTGGAACACAAGGTATCCATATTAATTCATCTCTTGTATCTGCTCAAAGCAGGAAAAGGATATATTGGACGAACATAAATGGCGGAAACATTCCGCAACCTAAAGATGAAGGATTGTTTTTAAGAGATATATTGGAAGATGAAGTGGATGAACACTTCTTTCTTTCTGAAAAGGCTCTTAAAGGGATCGAACTTCACAAAGAAAGAAACAAAGAAAAGAAAAACGGGTTCGGTGCAGACATAAGAAATCCTTCTGACAAATCCCAAACCATACGAGTAGGTGGAAAAGGCGTATATGATTTGGTAAGTATTCCTTCAAGAAAAGTAATCCAGTTGAACAAAACAAATGAATTTGGGAAACAACCAAGACAACAGAACAGGATATATGATCCACAAGGAATATCCCCTGCGGTTTTGGCAAACATGAGTTGTGGGAGTCATGCTGTGTTAGATAATTTCTGCATACGAAGACTTACTCCTACTGAATGCGCAAGATTGCAAACCATTCCTAAGTGGTACAAATGGCAATGCAGCAACACTCAACAATACAAGATGCTGGGTAACGGCTGGACAGTAGAAGTTATAAAGCATATATTCGGTTATATGATAGAATAAAAACAGTTTTGTATTTTCCATAGTAATTTAAGTTAGATGATTCACAAGGGAAAGATGGTTTGGGAAAATAATCTTTCTCGTTTTAACTACATAAAACTATATCAATATGGGTAAAAGAAATACAAAGTTTCAAAAGTTGGCATTACTTATTAATTCAATAGATCGCCCTTTTGAGTTTTACGACCTTGCAAAACATACTTTGTTCTTTGCTGGCACGCTTAGAAAAACAATTTCCTATCTTTGTAAGGCAGGATACATCGAAAGGATTGAAAGAGGACGTTACAAACGATCCAAAACAATACCGGACGATATAAAAATAACAGAGTTAGAGAAAATGGCTTATAAACGATAAAAAGCATGAATTTAGGAATCATAATACTTTCAGTTGAGGCAGCGTTCCTATTGGTTGCTGTCGTTATCCTTTTACTTAGAGTTAAGAACTTGAAAAATCATTTGCTTTACGTCAACTCCAGAATTGATTCTGTAAGGCTTAACTATCTATTGGGGTTAAGAAACAATCTGATTGCAACAGAAAGATATGAAGATGTAGACTACATCAATTCCTTGATAAAAGATGAGTTTGGTATAGAAGATTTTGAAAAATTTTCAATAAATAATTTGATTGACATATTGTAAATTAATTGGTTATGGAAATAAAAGTAAAAAGAATTACACCTATTGATTATCCATACACAATAGGGAAAATGTATATTGATGGAGATTATTTTTGCGATACTTTAGAGGATACGGACAGAGGATTGTCCCAAGATATGTCAGAAGAAGAAATAAAATCAAAAAAAGTGTACGGACAAACCGCCATCCCTACTGGTAGATATAAAATTCTTATGAATGTAGTGTCGCCTAAATTCAGTAAAAAACAATTCTATATGGATGTTTGTCAAGGCAGAGTACCCAGATTAGAAGGAGTAAAAGCGTTCTCTGGAATTTTATTGCATTGCGCCGCTACAGCCGACAATGTAGAAGGCTGTATAGGTGTAGGCTACAACACTATCAAAGGACGACTTACCAATAGTAAAGAGGCATTTGAAAAGATGTACAAAAAACTTTCTTCTACTGGCGAGGAAATTTGGATCACAATCGAGTAAAAATTCCTGTATAATGTGCAAAAGTATAAATTCGAGTTATTAACCTATTAACTGGAAAGGAGGTGAGAAAGAAAGACTATCCTAATTTATCATATCAAGGTGATTGTATACCACTTTACATTAAAAGCGTAAAATAGTATATAATCACCTATGTTAATTACAAAAGGGAGCTTTGAACTTAAACAATCAAGTAGGTTCTCCGCTCCCTTTCTCTTTGTTTAAACAAAATATTTAAAGTATGTATAACGAAAAGAAGAGTATTCCGGTCTTTTATTTCCCTATCGAAAAGCCAAAAGAAACATTGCTTTTTCAAAAGGACACAACAAAAGTAGTAACAATTCCCAAAGATTCAAAATAGTTATAAATTTCATAGAAACTCTAAGGTAATCTACTCCATTTTAGACGCTTCAACACAACCGGCAACCCGGTTGCTCTGCGTCCGTTGAGCCGCATCAACTCCTACGGCTTGTATATTTATTGCGGCATTGAGATCCCTGTCGATTTCTAAGCCGCAATCTTTACAGATAAATGTTCTATCTGACAATTTTAGATCTTTGTTTTTCCATCCACACCTTGAACAAATTTTTGAGGATGGATAGAACCGGTCTATTACAACTAATTCTTTTCCATACCATTGGCACTTGTATTCAAGCTGGTTACGGAACATCGAAAAAGAAGCGTCAGAGACAGAACTGGCAAGTTTGTGGTTCTTTAGCATACCGGAAGTGTTTAAATCTTCAATGCAGATAACATCATAATCATTCACGAGCATCGTAGTCAAATTATGCATATACCACGAACGCTTATTGGCGATATCGCGATGTAATCTTGACACTTTTAATTTACACTTCTTGCGTCTGTTACTTCCTAACTTCTTTCTTGACAAATGTCGTTGCATCCTCTTTAATTTCGCTTGGTTCTCACGAAGAAAATGAGGATTTTCAACAGTTATTCCGTCAGATAATGTAGCTAATGTTTTAATTCCTAAATCAACACCGACTGTTTTCCCGGTCTTTTGTTTATGGTACTGTTCTGCTTCTACAAGAACCGATACAAAGTATTGACCAGCACGATTCTTGGAAACAGTACAAGAGATAAAACGGGCGTTGTCGAGAATTTTACGATCGATAACAATGCGAATCCATCCTATCTTTTCAATTCTTACCTTATTGTCAACAACTTTGAACTTCGGAAATGGCAATCTAAATGATTGATCTCCATGTTTATTTTTATAATTCGGTTCACCAAATTTTTCCTTCCTGTTTTTGTTGAAGTATTGCTTGGAAAATTCAATAAAATCCCGTTGTTTCTGCTGCAAAGTAGCGGCTGAGATTTCATTCAGCCACGGTTTGTCAATAACAAGATCTGCTTTTGTTGGAAATTTCGGATTAGGATTTGTTTCTTTGTTATATGAATTGAATGAATCAACGCAAGCGTTCCATACAACACGGACACACCCGAATGTTTTAGCAAGAAGTTCTTCTTGCGTTTTATTCGGATACATACGGTATTTATATGAACGCTTTATTAAACTCATTTGTTTTCTTCTAATTCTTTTATTAGTTTTTCTGTATTTCTTCTACTTCTTCTTTGTCCGTATAATCTTGCCGTAAAAGATGTTATAATTGAAACAAAATCCTGCATTAAGTCATCCCTGTCACTGTTTTGTGTGTTTATAACTTCGACAGTCCTATCATCAAGTTCCAATAACTTTTTGATATAATTCATTCCGAAACGACTGAATCTATCAGAATGTTCAACAACTATTTTAGTTATTGATTTATCTAAAAGTATTGACTCAAGTTTCTTTCTATTGTCGTTCAATCCGCTTCCTATCTCACAAACCACTTTG